GATGCCGACGGCGCTCAGGTCCGGGCCACCGGTGACGGCGAGCGCCTCCGGTGTGGCCGCGGCGGGAACCACGGGCGCCGGCGTCTCGGTCGGCTCAGGCGTCGGCTCCTCGTCGACCGGGGGCACCGGGCACTCGAGCGCCGCGATCTCCTCGGCCGTGAGGTCACGCTCGCGCGTCTCCTCGGTCTGAGTCGTGTCGCCCACCCACTCACCGTCGACCAGCACGTAGGTGGTGGTCGTGGTCACGCGGGTCTCGGTGACGGTGGTGTCGCCGCACTCGTACGAGCCGGTCACCCACTCGCCGACGACGACCTCATCCTCGGGCTGCGGTCCGGCACAGTGCTCGGTCACGCCCTCGATCGTCTTCGTCCAGCCGTGCTGGCCCTCCGGGTCGTTCCACGCGGTGAAGATCACCGTGTAGGTGTGGCCGGTCCCAGCCAGCGGCACGAACCACTCACCCGAGGTGCCGAACTCGGCGACCCCCAGCGAGGTGCCGTCGATGATGACCTCGACGGTGTTCGGTGTGTCGTCAGCGGGGATCGCCGGCGTCACCTCGACCGTCTCGTACACCGCATCCTGTGCCGGGACCTCCGGGGTGATCAGCGGGGCGGGACCGTAGACCGCGTCCTGCGCCGGGACCTCGGCGGAGATGAGCGCACCCTGGCGGGTCTCGCCGGTGGCGTACCAGCCCAGCGAGTGGTCATTCTCCTCGGCGTTCCAGTTCGGGTCTGTCGACCACTTCGTCTTCCAGACGAGGATCTTGTGACGGAACTCGTACTCCGTCTCGTAGACCGCCGGCTGGTACTCCACCGCGGGGGTGATGAGCGGCGGCTCGCCATACACGGCGGGCTGGTAGGGCACCGCCTCGCTGACGAGACGCTGCTCGGTCACGGCATCCGCGCCCGGCTTCGTCTGGTAGTTCTCGGCGGTGACCAGAAGGTGGTCACACTCCGCGATGACGCTGGGCGTATGCGCGCTCGCGCCGCTGGCGCTGGCGAGCACGAGCCCGCCGGCAACGAGCAGCGAGGCGACCCCGCCGCTGATGAGTTTCTTCATGCGTTCGTTTCCTTCCATCGGGGGACTCAGATGAGCCCGTTGTCGCGGAGCAGCTGCTCCGCCTCCGCCCAGTTGGCGGAGAGGTTGATGTAGATCTGGCGACCTTCGCGCTCTTCCTGGCGCTTCTCGTCGAACAGCGGCAGGTCGAGCTCGACGGCGATCTCGTCCTGGATGATCTGCACGAGCCGCTCGGGCGAGACGGCGTCAAGCTCCCACGACTTTGTGCCGTACTTCGCGATGTAGCTGCCAGCCCGGGAGTCGGTGATCTTCGCCGGGTTCGGGGGCGGGTTGAGCTCGCGGATCTGCGGCATGTTCAACGCCAGCCGCCTCACCTCGATCTCCTCGCCGGCGAACATCGACAGCCGATCCTCGATGTCGCGCGTCATGTCGATGCCCGAAGGGTCGTGGTCACCCAGGTGCAGGATCAGCGGTTCCTGGCCCTCGTCGATCGCCTCGCGCAGTCGATTGCCGGCACGCCACATCTCCGACTGCGAGACGTAGCCCTTGCAGGCGAAGTAGCCGACACGGTAGCTGCCCGCGGCGCGCTGCGCCACCTCCTCGAGCGCCTGCTTCTCCACCCAGATCTCGATGCGGCGGTCCTGCCCCTCCCACAGGTCGAGGGAGTGGCTGTACTGCAGGTAGCTGATCTGCGTGGTGAGGTCCGGCGGCACGTGGCCGAGCCAGTCGACCTGGTGCGCTTCGCGGCCGCGGTCCTCGATGTGGTCCCAGTTGATCAGGCCCGACAGGCGCGCGTCGTTGATGATCGACCCGAGCCGGTTGTATGACTGCTCGCTGTTCGGGAAGAAGTCCCGCGAGATGAACTGGTAGTACAGCTGGCGCAGCGTCAGGTTGAAGCCGCGCTGCTTGTAGCTGGTCGCAATCTCGTCAGCGAGCTCGATGATGGCGAGCGAGCTCGGCCGGAAGTTCTTCGGCTCGACGTAGGCGATATACGGCATCAGGGGTTCACCTCGTTCAGCATCTCGTCGACGGACCCGAAGATCCCGTCAGCCAGCTTGTACATGAGCTCCGGTTCCCAGCCATCGAGCGGCTTGAGCTCGTCGGGGACGATCACGTACAGCCGCTTGTCGGGGTGCCCGACGAAGTAGCCGGCCTCGATGTGCGCGCTGCGCCCAGAGGGCAGCAGGAGCACCCCGACCTCGGCGCGCAGCATCGCGTGGTGGTCGTTCATGTAGCCGAAGCGGGCGGTCTCCGTCTCGAGCGCCTGGCGATATGCCCACGGCGTCCAGGATTCCCACTGCGGGTCGATCTCGGACCAACGGAACCCGCCGCTGTCATCCCCACGATCGGGTCGCGTCCAGGAATCCTCCGGGTTGCGGAAGTCGTAGACGGCGTGCCCCTTCTCGCGGAGCTTTGCCAGCACTCCAGGCTGCAGTTCGTTTCGCCACGAGGATGCCAGATAGATGTCGGTCATGCGTTCTCCTTCCAAGAGATTCAGACGAAGTCCCCGACGCGACAGCGCCGGAGGATCTCGCGTTTAGGGACTCGCTCGCGGATCCACCGCTTCACGAGGTTGCCGCCGTGCCGGTTGCACGGGCCGCAGGATGGGCGGATGTTGCCACGACCGTAGCCTCCGCCGAACACGCCGGGGATGATCCGGTCCGCCTCGAGCGTGGTGTACAGCAGCACCTTCCCGCAAGCGAAGCAGAGGCACGAGATGCCGTCCCCATACCAGGACAGCATCCAGCACTTCCGCTTCCGCCTCTCGGTCGCCGAGCCACGGCTGTTGGTGTTCGACGTCCCGCGGAGCATCCGCCCCTCCGCGTCACGCCTTGCCGGCACGACGCTTCCGATCAGCGGCGACGTCCTTCTGCAGCTGCGAGAGACGCTCGGCGCTGGTCGTCGGCGCTTGTCGCGCCTCCTCCGCCTTGCGCTCGAGGTACGCGACCTGATCGGCCGTCAGATCCTGGCCGTGCTGCTCGAGCACCTGCTCGGGCGGCGTCGGCCACGCCTGGACTTCGTCCGCAGTGACCAGCCCGCCACCCTGGAACGGCATGTCGTCCGGGGGTGATTCACCGGGTGAATCGGCCTCTACTGGCTCGATCCAGCCGGTGCCCTCGCCCTTCGGGACGATCGACATCGAACTGATGTGAGTACCGGTGACCTCCTCGATGAAGATCTGCTCTGCCTCCGGGTCGGGCGGGTACTCGTCGGCGACGTTCACCACGCCGCGCGCATTGAGCTCCGCGACCTTTGCCGGGTCGGCCAGGTCCGAGGGCTTGAACGGCTCGCGCGTCTCGCCCCTCGCCCACTCGGTCGAGACCTCGTCCACCAGATCCTGCACGGCAGGCAGTGCCTCGATCTCCACCACGGAGATGCGGCCGCTCTTCCAGCCGACCAGGCCGCCCATCTCCTCGCCGTTGACGACGTGACCCTCGACGCCCTTGAGCAGGCCACGCGCCTGCTCCTTCATCGCCTTGCCGCGGTTCTCCAGCTTGCGACCGGCGATGTACTCGACGGTCGCGCGCTGCAGGTCGGCGTCGTCGTGCACCTGGAGAGGCGCCCAGTCAGACCCGCCCCAGCAGTGCATGCGGCGCGGGCACTGCACCTTCTCGGAGAAGCAGAACGACGGCACGTGGTCGCGGAGGTGGTGGGCCATGCTCAGCTGGCCCGCCTCGATCCCGGCCTGTGCGTTCAGCACCTCCTGCAGGCGGCGCTGCGCCAGGTCGACGTAGTTGAGGATCGCTTCCCAGGTGACCACGACGGCGATGAACGTCTGCTCGCCACCGACCCGGTCGTAGTAGACGATCCGACCCTCGGCACCAGGCTGCAGGATGCCAGCCTTGACCAGGCCCCACACGTAGAGCGAGATCTGGATGTAGTAGTCGAGCTTCACGCCGCCCTCGTACTGCACAGACCCGAACGCGCCGGTGCCCTTCAGGTCGCAGACGACCTGGTTGCGGATGAAGATCAGGTCGATCGCGCCGGACACGCTGAGGCCGAGCCGCTCGAGCTCGATGGTGACGCGCTGCTGCGTGGCCGCACCGAGACGCTCGCCGAAGATCCGCTCGAGATCCTCGCCCATCACCGTGCCGACGTGCGCGGCGGTGTGCCAGTGCGTGTCGGGCAGGAAGGTGGAGCGGTCCTCGAAAATCTTCGCGCGCACGAGCTCGCGGCATCCGCCGATCTCCGACGGGCCGATGAGCATCTGCTTGGTCCGCGGCCGCTCGTTCTGGTCGGCGATCACCGCGGCGAGCAGGGCGTCCTCGAGCGCCTTGTCCCGGATGAGCTCGGCCATTACTCGACCACGCCCCCACGGTGCTGCTGCATCGCCTGCTCATTCGCGTAGTCGTTCTCGCGCTCATACCGCTCGCGCTCGTCCTCCGCATCCACCTTGAAGGCGCCCTGCATCCGGGCGCGCAGCGCGTCAGTCGCGCCGGGGGCGATGCTCGGTGCAGGCCCACCCTGCTGCTGCGGCGGGGCCGGGTAGCCACCCCCGGCCTGTGCGCGCGCCTCCTGGTTCATCTGCTGAACCTGCTCGCGGGCCTGCGGGAACCGCTGCGCCACCGGCGGCCGCGTCACCGGCGGCGACTGCAGGCCCATCTGCGCGACCGCGGCATCCGCCGTGCCGGGTGTCGGCTCCGGGGCCTCGAGTGCGCCCACCGCAGCCTGCTCCGCCCAGCCCTCGGGCACGGCGGGCTCCGCGGCGATCGTCTCGTGGGAGGGCTGCCGGGGCACAGGGGCTGTGGCCGGCTGCTGACCCTGAGCGTCGACAGGCTTCCAGTCGAACAGGATGCCCGGCTCCAGCTGGATCGTGTACTGCCCATGCGGGGCGACCGATCCGCCGTTGTAGAGACCGAGCCCGAAGCGGTCGCCGAGGTTGATCAGCGACCGGCGCAGTGCGTACGACTCGACCGAGGTGAGCGCGAGGGCGCGGGCCTCGCCACGGTTGGGCTGCGGCGCCGACTCCTCGAAGTGGAACTCGAGGTACTCGGCGACCGGCATCCCCCACAGGTCGCGGATCGCCACATGGACAGAGCCCTCGTAGCCGACGACCCAGTAGGCGCCAGAGCCGGAGACCTTCGGCTGCTTCGTGCGGAAGTCCTTCGGCCAGCGAGGGTCGGTGTTGTCACCGATGCGCTCCTCATAGTCGCAGCGCATCGAGGCGACCTTCGAGTCCCAGTTTCCGTAGCCGAAGATGCGGTTCATCTCGGCGCGCGCCTGGTGCTGGGACAGGTACGACATCTTGTTCTTCTGGGCGACGTACAGCTGGTTGATCGCCTTCACGAGCTCGGTGATCTGCTCGAACGTGAGCATGCCGCGGCCGAGCGAGTGGGCGTACTTGATGTGAGGTGCGGGCTGGCGCGGCTGGCGGATCCAGGGGGTCTGGTCGTTCATGGGTTCTCCTTCCGGGGTGACCGCCGCCGCCGCATGTAGCGGCGGTTGCGGTCTCTCTTGCAGGTCAGGCAGCGACGCTTCCCGTCACGGCCGATGTAGGTGTTCTCCGGGGTGTACTCGTGATCCTGGGGGCAGCGCGTCTTCTCGCCGTTCGGGATCACGCCCGGCTTCCGATACGAGTCTCGGTAGCAGGTCAGACATCGGTAGCCACGGCTGTTCGGAGGGGCCTCGTTCCCCTCGTAGGCGTGACCCTTGGCGCATTCGGTGCGCGCCGACTTCGTGCCGGCGACGACGTCGAACAGGTGCGGGTTGACGTTGCCGTTCTCGCCGCGCTGCCACATCCTCTCGTGGTAACCGAGTGGGCGGATCAGCTTGTTGTGCAGGTGGCGGTGCAGGTCGATCGGGATCCCGTCGACCAGCACCACCACCCGCCCATCCGTGCCATACGCCCAGTCGGGCAGCACCAGCGATTCTCGAGGGTGCATCTCGATGATCGCGATGATCTGCTGCTCGAGCTCAGGCGTCAGGATCACGGCAGCGCCAGTCCTTCCATCGCCCGCAGGTGCGTCTGCGGCAGTGACTTCTCGTACGGCTCACCCAGCAGGCGAGCGCCCATCATGGCGAGCCCCGTGGCGTCGGCCTCGTCGTTGTTCTGGATCGGCGCGTCGACATAGCGGCGGATCAGGGCGACGGTGACCTCGTCCTTCTCGTGCTTGTTGCCCCTGCCTGTGGCGTAGATCTTCAGCTTCGAGACGTTCACCGCCACGGTCGGGATGCCCTCCTGGTGGAGGCCCTCGACGATGAACCACCAGAGGGCGGCCCGGTCCGTGGTGGAGCCACCGGGCGTGCCGAACGGGACGTCCTCGATCATGGCGACACGCGGCCGCTCCATGTTCTCGGTGAGCGTGCGGATCACCAGCTCGCGCAGGGTGGTGATCCGCTCGCGGCGCTGCATCAGGGACTCGTCGCGAGACCCTCTGCGACCCATCGAGTAGGTGTCGACCACCGGGCCGTCGCCTTCGTCGTTGGTTCCGACGAAGGCGACGGCCGTACGGGTCAGGCTGACGTCGATCCCCATGGCGATCGGGGAGTCCATCAGTCCTCCGACGGCAGGAGGTAGACGTCGTCGCCGACGACCAGCACCTCTTCGAGGTCGGCGTAGCCACTCGACCCTGCTTCCATCGCCTCGTCAGAGACGCGGAAGTCGCGGATCTTCACCGAGCCGAGACCGTGGATCTTGCCCGCCTTCAGGCGCCTCTCCAGGAACTCGATCAACTCCTCGATGGTCATGACTCCACCATCTCCTCGGGGGTGCGCGGCCGCCAGTGCACCATGACCCCGTCGGGGCCGCCACCGGCAGTGACAGCGGTGGTGGTGCCACCGGCGGCAAGGAGGGACCGAACCAGGGCGGTCGGGTCCTCACCCTCCATCAGGGACGAGTGAACGAAGCCGTTACCCTCCGGCTCGGTCGCAATGCGCGTCTTCAGGCTCGCGATGCTCTCGTGGTCCATGGTCTGCTCCTCAGAACGGGGTCTCGTCGGGGTACTGGTAGCCGGGCGCGGCACCCTGCTGTGCAGGCGGCTGCTGCGGCTGGCCGGCAGGTGCCGGGTAGCCCTGCTGTGGCTGCTGCGGCGGCGCGAACTGCTGCGGGCCAGGGCCGCCCTGCGACGGCCACTGCCCCTGCGCCGACGGAGCCCCTTGTGGCGGCCCATACTGCTGCGGCGGACCCTGCGGGGGGGCGTACTGCTGGCCCTGCGGGGGACCGTACTGGCCACCCTGGGGCGGGCCGTACTGCTGGCCGCCCTGCTGCTGCGCGGGCGCCTGCTGCTGGCCGCCCTTCGCGGCGCGCTGCACGTTGGCCTGTGCGAACCGGAGGTCGACGGCGAACGTGGTGACGTTCTCCAGCTGCAGCGACTCGCGGTCGAGGCCGTTCGAGTCCTGCCAGACCCGCTTCTCGAGCTCGCCGTACGCGACGACGCGGGTGCCCTTGGTCACGGATGCCGCGGCATTGGTGGCGTAGTCGTCGTAGAGGGTGACTCCGATGAACGAGGCGGGACCGTCGGACCACTGGTTCGTGTCACGGTCCTTCACCCGGGGGGTGTTCGCGATGGTGAGCCGGACGTACGGCTTGCCGTTCTGCGAGAACTTCAGTTCGGGGTCGGCGGTCAGGTTCCCGACGACGAGGGTGGGCATTCCGTAGGACATCAGTTCTCCTCGAGCGGGTTGTCCGAGTGGCCGCGAAGCCAGTCGATGGTGTTGGTGATGCCGTCCTCATAGGACATGCCGGGGTAGCGACTGCCGATCTCGTCCTTGATCTCGAACGCGAGGTTCGCGAGTTCGTCGACCTCTTCCTCGGTCCGCTGGGCTTCAAACAGGCTCATTGCAGTGGTTCTCCTTCCGGGAGGGTTGTGGCTCAGAGGGTGAGCCGGTGGACGTCCGCCGCGTGGCGGGCGACGCTGGTGGCGACGGTGTTGAGGTCGGGCGTCTCAAAGCGGGCTGCGACCTGTCCGTCTGCCTGCTGCACGTTGTGGACTTCGAGGCCGAACTCGTGCATGACGGTGGTGCGGGCACCATCCGTGTCGATGGTGATCTCAATCTGCATGACGTCCCCAATCCCAGCTGACGGGGTGGAGATTCGCCTCGCGCCACGCCTCGGTGACGGTCGCGGTGATCTCCTCCTGCTGCTTCACATCTGGCACCATGTCGAGGCTCTCGGCCACGAACTGGGTGCTGAGCTCGCCCTCCTCATCGCTGAGGATGACGATCGCCCCGGCGATGAACTTGTCGTCGGGGATGAGCGGGAGTTCGAGGTATCCCACGTTGCGGTCGTATCGCCTGTCGGCCATGCGGCCCCCTTCCATTTCGTTATACACAGTCTAGTGGTCCACTAACCTTGCGCAAGTGACCCACGCGCCCGGGCTGTCGAGCAGAACGACAACGGGCACGCCCGTCCCGGCAGAAGCTCGTTCCACAGCGTCTCGAACTCGAGCGTCGCTACCCATCGACTGACCGGCGCGTCGATCGCGCGCTCGAGGTAGCCGCGTGCGTTCAGCCAGTCGCGCACCCGCACGACCTGGCCGATCGGCACGCCCAGCCGGGCGGCTATGACCTCCGTCGACACCCACCCTTCGTGGATGCGGTACAGCAACCCCACCTTCAGTGTGAGTCGCGTGTCCATCTCGGTGCCTTCCCCTCCTCCTCGGTGTACGACCAGCCCGCGGCGAGCAGGTCCATCACCGTCTCGAAATGCAGCCCGGTCATGGCCGCGATCAGCCTTGCCATCTCCGCCGTCTTCCCGACCTGGCGGCCGCCCTGCCGGTACTCGCGTGTCGGCGCCGGCGGCTCGGCCTCGACGATCTCCACCAGGCTCATCGTCATCTCGATGCCAGCCAGGCCCGGCAGCCAGCGTTCGCTGTCGAAGTCGGTCCGCTCGTCGATGATCCGGTCGAGCTCGACGGCTGCCTCGCGCAGCGTGTAGACCCTCATGAGATCGCCCCGATCCCGTGGACCAGCACACCGGCGCAGCCGAGTGTGCAGGCGGTGGCGATCAGGAACATCGGCCGCAGCCACCAGCGGTCAGGCGCCGGGGTTCCCAGGTCTTCGGGCAGTTCGTCGTCGTTCACAGCAGCCCCTCTCGTCGGGCATCGGCTCTCGCCGCCTCCTGGCAGATGGCGTCTCTGCAGTAGACGATGAAGTTGTACGGGTTGGCGGCAACCATCTGGACCTCTGCAGGGGTGAGCACCTTGACGACGTTGCCGCACGCCTGGCAGTCGAGCGTCTGTCGCTCCGCGGTTGGCCAGGTCATTGCATTCCCTCTATGTGCAGGAGGCCGCCCGGGCGCTGCTCATGCACTGCGACGACAGCCTTCAGTGCGAGCCCGAGCGCCATCTCCCACGCCGAGTCAGGCCCCTCCTCGTCGAACAGCCGGGCGAAGTCGTCATCGTTGTCGATGACCCGGGCGACCTGGTAGACCTCGGCGTGGAAGACGGGGTCGTGGGTGTAGCGGTCGAGCGCGACGCGCACGCGCTCATCGAAGTCAGCCTGAAGCTGCTCGGCCTCGCGACGTCTTTCATCCGCCTCGCGCAGCACCTGCTGCATGTAGCGATCCGGGTACGGGGTGTTCATGGTGCTCCTTCCATCAGCACGTCGCGTGCTTCGCTTCGCCCGCTGCGATCAGCGCAGGGGACAGGGGATACCCGCATCCGCGGCAGAGGTCGGAGTCCTCGGACTCTGACGCCTCGTGCGCGCGCGCGTGTGGGGGGATCATTGTTGTCATAGTTGTCATTCCAGAAGCAGCTATGACAGGTGTGACAGGTCTGACCCCCCCACGCGCGCGAGGGGTGTCATTCTTCGGCATCACCGCCTGGTACTGGCCGTAGGCGGGCTTCTCGACCAGGCCCCGGACCACCAGCCTCTTCAGATTGGCGGTCACCGTGTTCGGCTTCACGCCATCGGTGGTGAAGTGCTTCGTGATGTCCTGCGAGGAGACGGCTCGGCCGTCGAACGAGCGCAGGAACTCGAGGAGCTCGTTGGCCAGGTCGCCTTGGCGGTTGCGCTCGGCCTCGTGGTTGATGATGTCGCCGACAGACTGCGCGCTATCGCCCTCCCAGACGACGTGACCCACGTCGGTGAGCGTGCCCTCGTCGGTGATCTGCTGCACGATGTCGAGGCGGTACTGGAACGACTTGCCTGCCTGTCCCGAGTTGATCTTGTCGAGCGTCATGACCGTGACGTCGGCCTCGTCGTCTCGAGCGAACAGCATCACGGCACGAGCGGCGTCACGCCAGGCGTGTGAGCCGGAGATCATGTCGGACTGGGATCCGCCACCCTTGCGGAAGTGTGCGATCCCCAGCACGCTCACGCCGAGCTCGGAGGCCATCTGGTTGAGCGGGTCCATCACCATGCGGACCTCAGCCATCTTGTCGTTGTCGCCGCCACCGAGGGTGGAGGTGATCGGGTCGATAATCAGCACTCGGGCGCCGGTCTCGGCGATCGCCTGACGGATGATCGGCAGGTCTTCGGGGAGCCTCGGCACGACGACGCCGCCCATCTCCTTCGACTGGATGCCGAGCAGGTGGAACTTGCTGCGGTCGGCGCCGTTCGCGTCCACGCGGGGGATCACGACCTCTTCAGGCGAGTCCTCGTGAGAGACGTAGAGCACGGGCGCGGGAGCGCCACTGAGCTCGCCGGGCAGGATGCCTTGGTTGATCTGGCCGGCGAGCCAGATCGCGAACGTCGACTTGGCCACGCCGCCACGTCCGGCCATGAGGGTGACGGCAGACAGCGGGATCATCTTCTCCCACAGGAACCGGGTGCGGCGGGACTTCATGTCGCTGAGGGTGCGCAGCGACAGGGATCGGGCGGGCTCTTCGCGCGGCGGCTCGAGCTCCTCGTCGCGCGGCAGCTGCGCGGGGATCAGATCGGCGAGGGATCCGCCGTTGAGCCACAGGTCATCCACTGATTCCTTGTGACCGGGCGCCGTCCACACGCCCTGCACGGTGGCGAGGCCGCTGAGACGTGAGACGAGCCGGGCTGCAGCTTGCAGTCCCGGCTCGTCGTTGTCAGCGATGATGCGGATCATCTTCCCGCCGAGGGGTGCCAGGTCCACCTGGCCGACGCCGTTCGCGCCGCCCGGCCAGGTCGTCACACACTGCTCGCCGAGGCGCAGCGCCGCATCGACGCACTTTTCCCCCTCGACCAGCACCACCTCGGGCCACTCGTCGAACGGCTTCGAGTCGGGGTGACGGTAGAGGTTCGTGACCTCGGGCTTGTTCTGCTGGAAGACCTGCTTGTCGTCGCGGGTGCGCTTGCGAGTGACACGGTGGCCGCCGCCGTAGTCGTAGACGGCGCGACCCTTCTCGTCGAAGAGATCCTCGACGGTGAGGCCGACTCCGTTGGCGATGTCGCCGGCCGGGCAGTCGTAGCTGTGGCACTTCAGCAGCACGCCCTGGTCGCCGACGGCGATGGACAGGTTGAGGTCTTCGCCACCATGTCCGGGGCATCCGCTGCGCGCTCGGTCTCGGCCGAGCGTCTTGATCTTGTAGCCGTGTGATGAGAGGGCTTCGAGGAGCCGATCGTACGCGGCTCCCATCAGGTGTTCACCATTTCGTATAACTCCTGGGCTTGCTAAAGGAAGCCTCGAAGCCGGAGAATGGCGTCGAGGCATTGGCGTGCTCACAGCATAGGGGCCGTCAGATCGCGAGGCTAGTCCCGATCTGACGGCCCTTCATCGTCAGCCGTACCGGCGTCGGAAGATCGCCAGCGTGTCGATCGCACGCTCGAGATCGTCGAGGATCTCGAGCACGATCCCCTGCTCTTCCGCGGTGAGCAGAGCGAACGATTCTTCGTCGAGTTCGATCATGCCATCGCGAGTGAAGACGACGCCGTAGTTCTCTTTGAGCTCGGCCTTCCACTCGTCGATGCCGCGGTCGGCTGCCTTCAGGAACGCCTGTGCGCGCTGCTTCGTGATGCGGATCGGGGGCTTCTCAGCTGCCATGTGTATCACCTCCTCCCACTCGGTTGAGCCGCGCGACAAAGACGGGCGGCGCTTCTTCGATGGTGACACCTTCGTCGGCTGCCCTGCCGTCGATGGTCAGATACGACCAGGAGGGTTGCCCCTCTCCCCGCATGAACCACTCGATCTGCGTGATCGAGTCGATGCGGAGGAAGGTCGGCATATCGCGCCCGACGACCTTGACCTGGATGAAGGAGCTCACATCTCCCCCGTGTCCATGTGCTGGAACAGGCGGATGCTCCCCTGCCCCATCGAGTTGCCGTACCGGATGGCACCCTCGACGTTGTACACGCCGGGCTGCTCACTCCACTCGTACTGCAGGCTGCCGCCCGCGCTGTCGTCGCCGTCGATGAGCGTCGCCATCCAACGCAGGGTCGCGGCGAGCTCCTCGGTGGTGAGCTTGATCGGCCCGGGCATCAGGGCGCCACGTTCGTGAAGATGGCGTCCTCGTGGCTGAACGTCGGCGACACCTGGAAGGTGAGGTTGGCCGGGTCAACGACGCTGTACGCCTCGAGCCACTGCACCGTCTGGCCGGGCAGGATCGCTGTCGAGGGGCTGCCGCCGATCTCCCCGATGGGGTTGCCCATGTCGAAGATCTCCGACGCCTCCTGGCCCCCGGAGGACAGCGTGCCGTACGCCATCGGCTCGAGCACAGCGTCCGAGTTGTTCGTGATCACGAGCGTGAAGACGATCGCCGGCTGCCCGGCGATGACGCCCGCGGCGTACTCGCCGGGCGTGAAGGGCGCGGCCTCCGAGACAGACAGCTGGATGCCGTCCTCCCAGGTCATGGCCTCGCCGAACGCGAGCAGGTCGAGTGCCGGCGGCGGCACCACCTCCGGCTTCTCCGGCGGTGCGGCGAGGGATGCCTCCGGCGCCGGTTCGTTGATGGGTGCGGGCGGAACGCTGGCGCATCCGGCCAGGGTCAGCAGCAGGGCGGCGGCCGCGGCGACCGCGGCGATAGTGTTCTTCATGGTTCTCCTTCGGGGTGGTTCGGTGTCGGGTGTCGAGGCCGAGGCGGTGATACTCTGGCACCGCCAGTTCTCCTTCCAACTCGGGACAGGCATTGGGCCCCGCATCCTCGACACGTGCGGGGCCCTTCTCCTGCCTAGAGCTCTTCGATCTGGTCGATCTGGTGCATCACCAGGTCTCGCATCGTGAAGCCCAGCGAGGCAGCCTTCTCGTCGGCCTGAGCGACGATCCCTTCCGGGATCACCGCCTGGATCTCCTTCATCTCGTCGGGCCGGAAGTCCGTCCCGTTCTCGAGGAAATCCTCGTACCAGCCACGCACCAGTGCGGAGACGCTGGGCAGCCCGGAGAGCTTGGCGAATCGCATCGCCTTGTCGAACTTGCGGGTGCTCACCCAGAATCGCTTGCGGTTACTCGGCATGGGGCTTCTCCTTGGTCTCGAACTTCACGTACAGGGTGCACAGCACTCGGTCGTCAACGACGACGGTTGCCTTGCGACGCACCCGAATGACACCGTCGTCGAGGCGCAGGGCGTGGCGCTCGCGGCGGCGGATGGTGGCGATGGTGCGGTCGGGTACGGCGGACAGCGCGCCGAACAGCATCCACGTATTCGGCTGCCGACGCAGGCGGGCGACGATCGCATCCCACGGGATGTTCTTCGACCCCTGCGGGCGCCCGCGGGTCACGATTCACCCGGTGAATCGCGCAACACCCACACCGGGACGTATGCGTTCACGATGTCAGCGGTGGTTGGGCCTGGCTCGAGCAGCATCAGGCAGATACCGCACAGCGTGCGTGTCTGGAAGTCCTTGATCAGCGGGTCGACCTCCATCGTCCGGCCGGTGTCGGGGTTGAGCACCAGGTCGTCGGGGCGGCGCGTCGACTTCTCGCACAGCGAGCGCGACTCGGGCCACACGAAGTAGTGCGGCCGCCGAGTGTACTCGCCACGCTTCAGACGCCGGGCGTACCAGGTGCCGCGCAGGTGCGGGCCGTGCTTCTCCGGCCACTCGCTGACCGGCAGGCGAGTGCGCACGCCGGAAGGGTCGAGGGTCATCGCGCGCTCACATGAGGCTTGCCGGTGTAGTCCTGGTATAGGTCATCGCGCGCCCGGCGGACCAAGCAGAGCCCGCCGCCGCACGGGAAGTTGTTGACGTGCTCGCTGAACTCCCTCTCAGCCACGGCATGGCGAGCCAGCGGGGTGTCCGCCTCGTGTCGCTCGATCCGCTGGACCGGCTGCTTCCACACGATCGGGTCATCCATGTCCACCCTGGTTCCCCTTCCAGTCGTCTCCGAAGCGGCGCTCTCTGCGCTGCTTTGATCCGGTGCGCGGCGGCACCAGGCCGCCGAGCTCTGCGTGCATGCGGGCCAGGTGCGCGCCGTTCTGCCCATCGACGACGTCGATCACGACGTAGCCGGACTCGTCCTCGTGCAGCCACAGCCGGACGGCGGCATGTCCGTTGAGCAGGACGCCGATCACGCCGGTGTGGTTGGCGACGCCGAGCGCGCCGGCAGCGGTGATCTCCTTGCGCTTCGTCTCCCACTCGAGCGAGTGCGCGCCGGCGAGCTCCTGTCCGTCGATCGCGACGGTGATCGTCTGTCGCAATTCAGGCATGGTGGCTCCCTCTCTTTCGGCATCGGCTGCACGTGTTGGCAGCGGGCGGTTCGGTCTCGGTGATGAGGATGGCCGGCTCTCGCTCGGGCGAGCCGCCCACCCCGGCGCCACAGACGCCGAGGTAGACGTTCATGCTCAACTCACCCGGAACGACGGTCCGAGTCATGTGCCACTTCGCCGTCTTCCGGTCGACGCGGAACCAGGTCGTCGCCTCAGTCACGACGCACCGTGATCGGGATCGTGACACTGCGCTCGAAGAACGTCACCCACGGGGTGCCATCCATCTCGTGCAGCGTCGTGTGCCAGGTCTCCCAGTCCTCGATCTCGAGGCCCTCCCCGCGCACGAAGCCGTGCACGTCGGTGTCCTCGTCGAAGCCGTCGTACCAGTCCTCGATGCAGGCGCGCACCTGAGTGCGCACCTCTTCGAGGGTGGCTGCGACGAACAGACCGGGGTCCACGGAGTCGTCGCTCCACTCGATGGTGGCCGCGTGCAGCGTGACCATCATCGCTCGCCACCCCACTCGTCCCACTCCCGCCCCGCCATCTTGTCGGCGCGCTCGAGCAGGGCGTAGAGATCCCAGTTCTTCTGGTTGCACAGGTGGATCAGGTCGGTGAGCAGGTCGGCGACCGGCTGGCCCGGGTCGTCCGGCTCGTTGTCGTACGCCGCGAACACGATCTCGAGGCGGTAGTCGACGCGGTCGTAGCCGTCCGGCGGCACCTCGTCGTCGCGGGACATGAGGAGCTCGCTGATCCGCTCGATGATGTGGTTCTGGAGGGGGGCGTCTGCATGCCGCAGACGCAGGCTCGTGTGGGTCATGCTCCTGCTCCTTCGTGGTCTCTGAATGGATGGTCGGTCTTGCCGCAGTTGCGACAGAACCAGGGGCCGTCGGTTCCGGGTCGCCAGACGGTGACCCAGTCGTTGGTGGTCTCGCACCACACGTCGAAGTCCCCGAACTCGGGCGGCTCCTGCATGTAGTCGTCAGCGTCGATGGCGAGCGAGTCGTCGATCTCGTCCGCCTCGGGGATCTCGACTTCGATGGACTCGAGATCCCCGAGCAAGGGGTCGCTCACAGTTACTCCTTCCGCCCGGTAACCCTACCCCTCGGGCGAGGGGCGGTCGAGGCGCTCGAACGACAGGTCGTTGTACGGGAGGATCGCGACCAGTCGGTCGAGTGGCCACAGCCAGGTGGTGTCGTCGACCCGCAGTGTGACCACCCGGACGTTCCCCTCGGGGTCTGTCCATGCCAGAGCGATGTGGCTCTGATCTTCCTCACCGAGTTGAGTCCACGAGCGGTTGCCGTGCAGCACCCACTCGTCGAGTACGCGCGTCATGACGGTGTCGCCGATCAGGACGTGCACGAACTGGCCGTCACCGTCGAGCTCCGCCTCGGTGCGGGCGTACGCAGTGACGATGGCGTTGTTGCCGAGTAACGTGTTGATGAAGATCTCGATCTTGCTGTCGGTCATGCGAACCGCCTCCTTGATTCCGCGAGGATCTCCTGCCCAGCCTCGACGAGGCCGCGGAGTTCCACGTCTGACAGTGTGAGCACGGCATTGACATGCCGCACGCTGGGGTCCGGGTCGTCCGGGTCGAACAGCTGCAGGTCGATCCACACCGCCTCCTCGCCGGACTCCTCGTCGATGTCGAATGCCCAATCGCCATCGTGGTACTGCAATTCACCTGGTGAATCGGACAGGGCGTGACGCACTGCTGACTGCACGATGTTGGTGAGCCGCTGGCCACCGACGATGCTGAAGGGCTTCACCCCGTAGGTGTCGAGTGCCCACTCGGTCGCAGCCTGGACGCGCGTCTCGACATCCCGCTCAGCCATAGACGACGCTCCCGAACACGGCCAGCTGCAGCACGGCATCCCCGGCGATCGCGTCGGCATAGCCGAGATCCTCGCGGGCCATGTCACGGCTCGACTCGTCGTCGATGTGGGCACCGTCGCCACGGATGGCGCGGCCGGCGGCGTGCACGATCGACGCCATCGACAGCGTCTTGCGCAGCACCTTGCCGCTGCCTTCGGCCTCCTGCGGGTCGTCGACCGTGATGAAGAATCGGTCGTCCTCAAAGAGGGGCACCTCGAGCGGATCCGTGATGATCTCGTAGTCGGCGATGCGCTTGCCGCCCTCGGGGGGCTCTTCGTAGGTCGGTCGGCGCAGCGAGACGTGGCCCCACCAGCCCCAGGTGAGGGCGCCGGTGCCGAACACTAGGCTTGCCACCTCGCTCGGCTGGACCTCGCGTTCGATGGTCAGTTTCAGGGTCATGTCAGTCCTCCTCGTGGGTGTAGCCGATAAGCTCGGCGAGCATGTCTCGTGCGGTCTGCAGCGACTCGAGTTCGTCGTCGCTCGATCCGCTGTTGTGCATCTCGTGGGTGTGTGCGATCTGGCGGACGATGTCCTGGCGTCGCCCCTCGTTGATCAGCACGACACGAGCGATCTCGCCCTTGCGATACCAGTCGGGGCGGTCGGGTCGGTCCGCGCCGGGGGGTGTCGGGTAGCTGAAGGCCCACTGCTCGCCGATGATGGCGACGGCCACGTCGCGTGCGACCGACTCGTGCAGGTCGTCGCCGAGGTCGATCGCCAGGAAGCCTTGGTGCAGGTCGGTGCCGATGGCCGGGTGGATGTTGGCGTGGTCGTACCCGAAGGTGATGTACGTGGTCACAGTTGGTCCCTCTTCTCTTCGAGAGCGCGTCGCTCGCGCTGGATGAACGTGTGCAGCACGAAGCTGTCGATCTTGCTGCGGTTGATCTGGTCGACCGACTCGAGGACGCGCTCCGCCTGGTCGGTCTCCCATCGGAGGATGTCGCCCGTCGCATCCTTGACGGCCTCGGTCACCATCTCCCGCAGCGTGTCGCCGGTGATGTTCCCGAGGTCGAGCTCCTCCTGCAGCAGCCGGTCGTGCAGCTTCGGGTCAACGGTGCCGTAGCCGTGCGTGCGGCGCTGTCGGCGCAGCTTGCTCAGCACGTGGTGGATGCCGAGATTGACAGAGCTCTCGATGTCGGGGGGCACGGTCAGTCCTCCTCGTAGACGTCGATGATGTTGGTGCAGATGCCGGTCTCGGTGTTGCCCCAGTAGCCCGGGTTGGTGTCGCGCTCGTTGCTGTCGAACTCGAGGAGTCCCTCCGCCTCGAGTTTGCTCGCCAGTTCCAGCGCGTCGTCGTTCTCGTCGCTGTCGATGGCGTCGCGCAGGGCCTGGATCTGCTCGGTTGTGACGCCGTCTGCGATCTTGAAGATGGCCCAGTTGCGGACGTTGTAGCCGATGTTCAGGAAGGTGGCCATCAGTACTCTCCGCTCACGGTCGCCTCGATGACCGGGATCTCCGGCCGCACCCGCTCGGGCAGGCCGAGTGCCTCGGTCTCCTCGGTCGTGAGGTTGAAGTATTCGCTGGCCACCACCTGCGCGGTGTAGTCGTCGTCGAGGTAGCAGCCCCCGATCGACTCGACCACCTCCCACTCACTGCCGGCGACCTGCTCGAGCGTCCCGTCTGAATGATGCGTGACCTTCTCGAACGTAGCGACGCGCTCGAGGACGACGGTGTACACCTCACCCTCCGCCCACTGGCGGTACGTCTTCTGCTCGGAGGCGATCACCTCGGCCTGCTTCTCGAGCGAGGACCAGTCACCACCGTGCTCGTTGTTGACCTTGATCTGCTCGGGGGCGACGAACCAGAAGCCGCCGTGCTCGTGGTCGTACTCGACGTGCAGGCCGTAGAAGATCCTGGCCCAACGCGCTGTCTGCGCTTCGGCACGGACGTACGCGCGGAACAGGACGTCGGTGAAGTAGATGCCCGCGGTGTCGAGCAGGCGGTAGTACGCCTCGCTCAGCCTGTCGAAGCGGTGCACGGCGGGCACCCGCGCCAGGCGTGAGTCTCCGCGGTCGCCGATCTTCACGAAGCCGGTCGCCATGTCCCAGTCCTTGCGGGGGTTCTCCGCGTCGGCATCCTGCTCGACGAGCAGTCGCGCCGTCTCGGTCAGTTCGATGATCTCGCTCATGGTCGTGTCCTTTCTCGATTCACCAGGTGAATCACGGGTGGGCTTTCATCAGATTGCGGAAGCGCTCGCGCGCCTCGTCGATGTCGTCGTACGTCAGGGTGCGATCCTCGACCAGGCGGCCGTAGCGGGTGCCCTTGCGGATCACGAGGTGCACCCAGAAGTACCCCTGCTGGTCGTCATCGAGCGACGTGGGCGTCCAGCCGAGGCTGATCTCGACGTAGCGGATGCCGCGGGCGACGGCGTACTGCTCGATCTCACCGGCGCGCAGCTGCTCGGCGCGCAGGTAGCCCTGCTTGTTGCGCTCAGGCATGTCCATTCCTTTCCAGGCATGCCGGGCATGCCATATGCGTTGAGATTCACCTGGTGAATCGGGCTGAGATACCCGAACCGCCGCCGGCAGCGGGGGAAGATGCCGGCAGCGGCCCGCGGACATCAGTCCACGTTGCCGCCGAGAGACCAGGCCCGCACCTCATGGCGCAGGCTGCGCACGCGCGCAGGCTTCTCGGTGGACGCAGCGAGCCCGATCAGGGCATCCTCCTGCGCTTTGGTGAGCGCGACGGGAGGTGCGGTGACCTCGGCGCGCTCGAGGGTGGTGGTGCTCACGATGAGCTCCCTTCTCCGGCAGTGCCGGTCTCGTTGTCGGCATGCCGACGGTTGGCGAAGGACGTCCCCAGGGTGAAGGCGTCCAGGTACACGGCGAGCAGGGTCATCTTCATCGCCCGAGTCAGAGTCAGCCAACCCGGGCCGAGCGCGCGCAGCAGCCGTTGGTCCGCCGCGTAGATCACCGAATTCTGGTCGGCGGGCACGAGCTCCTCGACCGGCACCCCGAACTCGGCCTGCCGGTCGAGATCCTGCATGAGTTCAGCGAGCAGCCGGAAGTCCTCGTGGTCGGGCCGGTCCGGGTGCTCGGCATTCGGGTGGGCATCGTGAAAGAGGGGCATGTCAGGCTCCAATCGGGACGGTGTTCTTCACCAACAGGTGCCAGGTCTTCCCCAGCTGCAGGCGCTTGTGGTCGGGCAGGCGGTCGCCGGGCGAGTGCACCATGGTGCCCCGACCGTACGTCTGTCCGTTGATGGTGACGACCTCGGTGCACTCGTGGTTGGTGTCCAGGACGTGCGCCAGGTGCTCGGACCGACGCATGCGCACCTCGCGCGGTCGACCTCGTCGGTTCCAGATGGTCTCGGTGACCATCTCGGATGCGTACCGGCGGTACTCGCCGTCGCGCTTCAGCTGCGCCGTGTCGACCGACGGCACCGGGATGGCGAAGATGTCACCCTGACGCTTCACCTCGCGGCCCATCGCCTCCGCCAGCTTGACGGATGCCGGCTTCAACGCCTCGTACGCCTCCGCCACCGTGGTCGGGGCGCTCTTCGGCGGGAGCTCGCAGAAGAAGTAGCTCGGCCGGGTCTCGTTGAGATCGAACCCGCTGAGGTAGTACGCCCACCGGCGCCGGGGCACCCGGATCGTGCCGCGACCGCTGCATCCGAAGCAGAAGTCCTCACGCCTGTACGTCTCGACGTGGTGCTGCACCGGCTGGCGGATGCCGCCGTTGCGCTCCATGACGAACTGCTCGTGGCGCAGGTGGCGGGCCATCTCGTCCTCGGTGAGCGGACCCTCGCCGCTCATGCCGTTGTAGACCCAGCGCTCCTCGCCCACGCCGGTGCCGTTGCAGGCGTCGTGCTTCCGATTCACCTGGTGAATCGTGGCCGCCTTGATCAGCGACGCACCGAGCCAGTGGCGCCGCACGATGCGTGTGTAGGCCACGCCGATCGGCGACTCCGGGTCGTCCTCGATGTCCCACTCGACGTTCGAGGACGAGAAGATGCGCACCCGTCCGGTGCTGCGAGTGATCGACGGCACCTCCTCCCACACGCCGTGGCGCGCGCGCTCGTGGATCTCCCGGGCATGGTCGGCCGCGGCGTCGCGATACCAGTTGAAGCCTGGCTTCCATGGTCCCGGCGGGTCGGGCAGCACGTGGTCGCACTCGACCTTCGGCTGACTGACGGCATCCGGTCCCCAGTAGGTGACGCGGCTGCGGTACTCGCCGGTCAGGGTGTTCTGCCAGCCGCCGATCTCGGTGCGCGTCTCGCGGGTGACCCAGGATTCGGGTCGGCTGAAGCGGCGCTCTTCACGCTCGGTCCACCAGTCCGGCTGGACGTTGACGATCTGCACCGACTCGAGCTCGATGCCAGCGGCGGCGAGCGCGTCGTGCGGGATGGTCACGCTCGGCAGGCCGCGCCCGTTGCGGGCGATGGCGTTGCGCACCGCGAACTGGTGCTTGTTCGTGGTGTTGCTGTACGTGTTGCCGTTGAGCAGCCACCCGACGGGGCGGCGCTTGTGGTCCCGCAGGATGCGGGCGACCTCGAAGTGGTGGCCGTAGCTGTAGATCGAGTCGCCTTCGTCGTGCAGGTTGGCGCCCTTGCGGGCGTTGGCGAACTGCTGGCCGTGGTAGGCCCGGTCGACCCACCGCATGGCGATGGCGTCGTGGTCGTGGTAGTTGCTGCCCATGACCGTTCTCCTTCCCGATTCACTCGGTGAATCGCTCGTTGATCAGGCGTTTCTCGACCCGCCCGACTTCGTCTAGCTTACCGGATATCCCCGGTAATGCAAGTGGCTACAGGGACTGCCGCTCCCGCCACTTCTGCTCCGCCTCGGTTGCTGGTTCATAGCCGGCGACCAGGCGCATCTCGTTGGATGAGATCAGCCGCATCCGCCGTTCGAGCAGGATGTCGTGAGCCGTGGTGTGATCGAAGAGGGCGTGCTCGACCAGGTCCCAGACCCGAGTCGCATCCTGTTCGTCACCCGCGAGGTCTGCCTCGCGGCCGCAGGCGCAGAGCAGGTCGACGTCGGTATAGTGACCGACCTGTTCGTTGGACTTCTCGACCGCCTCGAGCAGACCGAGGACCACGCGCTCGAGGCTCACTGCTCCCACCACACCTGGTTGATGACGTACTCGACGGCGCCGCGGGTTACGCCCACTCGGCGCCAATCGCTCATGTCCTCGGCGAGTTCGCCGAGGGTCACGCCCCCTGTCGAGGGGATGGTGGCGGTGACCGTCGGGCAGACGGCGCGGACGTGGCGTGAGCCGCCCAGGTGGTAGCCGGCCTGCGTGCAGCGCGCTGCGTCGGCCACCGGATGGACTGCTGCCGATTCACTCGGTGAATCGCCGGACGGCAGGTCGCCGATCCGGTCCTTCAGGTCGGCGACGAGTCCCTGCAGGGCGGCGAACAGCTGCTGCTCCAGGTTCGTTGACTGACCGGTGCGCTCGACCTGCGAGATGTACGCCTCGAGCGCGTGGCGGATCTGCTTGCGTGAGGTGAACATCAGCGGCACGACCCGTCGCAGTAGATCGACTCGCCCATGTGGGCGCCGGCGAGCGACTCGTGACCCTCGCAGCCCTCGTCCTCGTCGGCGTCGACCCAGGTGTCGTAGATCACGCTGAGCTCCTGGGCCGCCTGGTCCCGCTCTTCGGCGGTGGCGTAGTACGGGAACAGCATCGTGCCCTGGCTGTCTTCGATGACCAGGAAGAACGGGCCGTACCACTCGGCGATCTTGCGCTCGAGCCACGCGGACTCGTGGCCCTCCGCGTCCGGGTCGACGTCCAACTTGAACACGTAGCCGGTGGGCGCTTCGACGTCGCCGAACCCGTCGTCTTCCTTGATGGCGGTCTGGTGCAGCCACTCGTCGACGATGTCGGCGTACTTGCCGGGATGCTGTCTCATGATCGGGTCTCCGTCCTGATGTCGAAGCGGGCCTGCTGGTTCGCAGCCTTGCCCTGTTTGATGAGGTCGTGCGCCTGCCCCAGGGTGAGGCCGTGGGCGATGGTGCGCCGGGCGTTGAGGTCGAGCACGCGGTAACGGGTGCCGACGATCGCCTTCGCGGCGACGGGCGAGACGGTGACCATCAGCTGAGGCCCTTCTCGCGGCCGCGGGTGAACGCGGAGAGCATCTTCGCGCTGGTCTCCGCGGCACGCTTCGCGGAGGCACGCTCGCGGCGTCGGCGCTCCTGCTGCTCCTTGCGGGGGACGTACGCCGTGGTGGGGCGCTTGATCTCCTTGAAGTACGGCTGACCCTCGTTCTCGAGGCGTCGTGCCTGCTTCGCTTTGCGTCCGCTCATCTCGTTTCTCCTTCGTTGTGGTGGTCCGATTCACCGGGTGAATCAGGTTTGTTGAGAGCCCCGGAGGCGTGCGCCGAAGGGGCCAGGGGATCTGGTTACTTACGGGGTGCCGTTCACAGAGTGGACGACGGCGACAACGAGCGTCACCCAGGCTGCCGCCATGGCGAGCACGACGACGGTGAGGCAGACCGCGGCCAGCAGGGCTGGCGCGTTGATGCGGCCGCGGTTCACAGCGCACCCCGCATGGCGTGATGCCAGCGCACCGGCCGGCGTCCCGTGTTGGTCGGTTGGGTGCACGGCTGGCCGGCTGGCGCCTGGCAGGCAGGGCAGGTGTAGTCCGCCGGGTTCGGGGACTTCGGGCCCTCGCAGATGGGGCACGTCAGGCTGTTGTGAGCCTGCGTGAGACGGTGATGCCGGACCGCGTCCAGCATCCTGTCGCGGGCGGCGATCGCAGCTTCGTTGAGGTCACGCGCCACCTTCAACGGGTGCAGGTCGGCGGCAGTGATCGCTGCCATTCTGGCGGCGCGACGCTGCTCCCGTTCCCGTTCCCAGCCGGTCTGGATGACGTCGGCTTGCAGCCTGGCGAGGGTGTCGAGGATCTGCTCAGCGTTCACGGCGACACCTCCACAACCCCGTCACTGCCGAGGTCGATGACGTCGCGGCCGTGGCCGTTGCCCATCGTGTCGGCATCCCAGTAGCAGTCGGTCGAGTCTTCGGTGGGGCACGGTGCCAGGCCATCTTCGTTGATGATCTCGACCGGCGGGTGCGCAGGGTGATCGGTGGCCAGGTGCAGCATCCACAGCATCACTGCGAACACGAGTGCAGCGGTGATGATGGCGGCGATCCAGTCGCCGCGGGTCTGGCGCTCGCTCACGATGCCACCTCCCGTGACAGGTTCTCTTCGACGCGGCGCTCTGCGGCGAGCCACTGTGCGTGGTACGCGCCGGACCGGCGCCTGAGTCGCTGCACGTCGGGGCTGTCGGACGGTTCGCGTCCGGCGGTCCGTTCGTTGAGTGTCGCCGTGATGACGTCGGCGGCTGCAGCCCGGTAGGCGGCTGCCGCGTGCTCCGCGTTCCGCCGGAGTTTCCGCATGCTGGCCATGATGGCCTGTCCTTCCCGGTCGCACCATGTGCGGCCATCTTCGTTGAGATATCGACGTGTTGTCGATGCGGGGCCAGGTGGCACCTGTCGCCCACGATTCACCGGGTGAATCGGGGGCCGCAGCTACTGCCGGGCGTGGGAGCGGCCGCCGGGGACACCTCACCCGACGGCCGCTCCGGTCGTGTCACGCGGCGGGAGTCTCGACGCGCGCCCCCTTGAGCTTGGCGGTCTCGCCCTGGCCGCGCTTCCGGCTGGCCGTGGCCGCGGTCCGAAGCTCCGACAGGGCGGACTCGAGGTCCGGCGACCAGGTGCCGGAACCCGTCGTCAGCCACGCCGTGAGCGCTCGCACGGTGGCCAGCGCGGCGGCGGCCGTCATGGTCTCGCTGACGGTCTCCTTCTTGCCGCCGGTCTCGCCGTCGATCTCGTCCGGTCCGTCGCTCTTCTTCTGACGCGGCGTCGCCGGGGCGGGTTCCGGGAGGATCGTCGAGAGGAGATCGGTCACCACGGTGACCGCGATCTCTTCGCGCTCGAAGTGCTTGGACTTGTCGATCGGCTTCAGCGCGTCGCGGACGGCCGTCCCCGCCGCCTTGAGGCCCACGCGCTTGCCCGCGCGGATCGTGTCGGCGACCGCCTTACGGTCCCGCGAGATCCACGCGCGGAGGTCCGTGCCGATGGCCTCCGCCACGGTGATGGCGAACCGCGCGTAGCCGAGAGTCGCAGGAACCACGGCCGGAATGGCGGGGTTCGCACGGTTCGCGGCGGCCATATCGGCGGCCATCGTCTTGACGTCGACGCCGTAGGCCAGGGCGGCATTCACAGCCAGGGCCCGATCCGTCAGCGCCTTATCGGTGTCGCCGTAGGCCGTGGCCAGCTTGCCGATCAGTTCGGCAGTGAGGTGGGTGACCTCTTCGGTTGTGCTCTTCGTGTCCATCGTTCTCAGTTCCTGTCTCGATTCACCGGGTGAATCGCTGTGCCGGTGCCGCCGGTTCGGTTGTGGGCAGTGCTCGCCCACAAAGACAACACTACCGGATGGCCCCGGTAATGCAAGTGACTCTCTGCCGTGGCGACCGGACCGATTCACCCGGTGAATTGAGGGCCCCCCACCCTCACGGTTCCGGCTGGCGCGGTTCGGCGGTGGCCCGCTCGGCCAGGTGACATGCAAGTGCCTCCCCCAGAAATAGCGTTATACGAAATACCAGAATCCACCACGCAAGAGCGAGCCGCAGCGGAGCGGAGGTCGAGCGACCGCCATGCGAGAACAAGCCCGGGAGGAGAGGCTGAAGCGGCTTCGCTCGACCCTCCGCTGACGCTCCGGTCGAGCTCGAGAACAGGTCCCGTGAATGGGAGAGTTGGAGGCATCGGAAACGGAAAGTTGGCCGTCTATACCTAAGGGGCCCGATCATCGGGCCTCAAAGGCACCCCCTCGACCGATCATCGGGCCTCTACGACCTAATTTGAGGGTTCGCCATACTATGACAACTGGCACGATGATCGGGCCTCATCCGGTAACTTTGAGGACCGACCATCGGGCCTCAGCCGACGCGGCGCGCACGGACCTGCGACTCATCGCGACGGGTGGGGGCGGCGATCGCCGGGGCAGGCAGCGGCATCGCCTCTGGCACCTGGTATTGGGTGGCCGACTTCACCCCGTTCGGCCAGGACACCTCGAGCAGGTGGAGCGAGATCAGCCGGTCGAGAGCGGCCTGCACGGTGGACCGGGCCATGCCGGTGCGCTCGCCGATGAGACGCTGCGACGCCTTCGCACGGCCATGGGCGTCGGCCTGATCGCAGATGACATAGAAGACGGCCTGATCGGACAGCGCCAACCCGTACGTCGACACGGCATCCCGCGGGAACCAGTGCGGGACGAAGCCGTGCGTCCGAAGCGCGGGCATCGGGTCAGTCCTGATCGGGCTGCGGCAGTGCGACCAGAGGGCGACCTGTGCGTGCCTTCATCCACGCTTCGATCGCCTCCGGCTGGTAGCGCACCGTGCGGTGCCCGACCCGGACGTACGGAGGCCCCTGCTTCAGCCGGCGCCATCGCACCAGCGTCGACACCTGCACGCCCAGGATGTCGGCGACTTCCTGCGGCGCCAGGAGAGGCTCAATATTGCGAGCGGTGGCAGTCATGGTGTTACTATAACATGACACAACCGCTGGGAAGGAGCGACATGTCCGAGGACAGGCCACGGGACAGCTGGGATGAGATCATCGACCAGATGCCCGACACCCACGGCTCGCACGACCACTTCACCACCACCCGCGACGCGGTCCGGTGGGCGATCAGCACTGCGTTCAGCAGCGGCGAGTATTGGGTCGAAGACGAACCGGAGCCCGAGCCCACCACGGTCCGCGAAGCTGCACGGCAGTGGGTCGACATGGTTCGGGAGGCGGCGGCCCGCCCTGGCCAGCCCCTGAGTCCCACCGACGAGCGGCGACGACGTCCAGGCGGTCGGCCGATCATCATCGGTCCAGACTTGACTGACGCGATCGCCTCCGGTCGGATCGGCGGGACGATCGGGTCCATCAATGTCGACTTCCTCACCCCTCACGACAACCCGGACCCCGCGTTCATCGGCCACCGGCACCGCTGGGCGTGGCGCACGTCCGGCAGCCAGGAATGCTTCGACTGCGGGGCACGGCGATGAAGCTGATCAACGAGTGGCGCGGCATCCGACTCTGGCGGCTGGACGATGGCAGCTATCACGAGCAGCGCGCCATGGTGCGGATGATGCGCGCCGAGTACGGCGCCACCCTGGCCGACAAGTACCCGGAGGTCGCCGAGCATGCGCACCGGATGCTGGTGGAGAACCTCACCCGGACCATCGAGCGGGAGGGGGTCGAGCAGCACGGCGACATCACCCTCACCGTGGAGCGCCGGGAGCACTGGATCTATCTCACCGACGAGGACGGCAACGTGCTGTTCGACAAGGATGACGAGCCGATCGTCGACCCGGACTTCCCGGAGCCCATCCCGTACATGGTCGCCACCGCTGAGACCGGCGTGTGGCCGAAGCTGCCGGAGGAGGCATGACCGCCCCCGTCGGAGCGATCGTGAAGCTTTACGTCGACACCCGGGTGATGGTGCTCGAGGCGGGCGATGTCGTCCGCACCGGCACTGGGCGAAGCTACGAGGTCATCACCTCCCGGATGCAGACTCGCGGGAAGTGGGCTGGCATTCGGCAGCACCTCACCGCACTCGTACTGCCCGCCGACTACCGACTTGCCGCCGGCCAGCGCATGCTGCAGATCCGGTGGTATCGCCGATGACCGCCCCGAGCCCGGACCTGCCCATGGTGGTGTGGCTGCGCGCGCTCGCCGAGCACGGCATCCACGGCTTCGACTCGCTGATCGCCGCCGGCTACCCGCCCAAGCTGGTGCTGTACAAAGCCCTGTCTGCATCCGACAAGGGTCATTCGGACTACGGCACCACCCCGAGATACTCATGGATCACACCCAAGGGCGAAGCCTTCCTGGCCGCCCACCGAACAGAAGGAGAAACCCGTGTCGAGCACTGACAAGATCCGCACCGCCCTGATCGCCACCCTCAGCTACGAGGAGCGTGAAGCGACCATCGCCCGGCTGGGCACCTGGTTTGAGACCAACTCGACGCTCGAGGAGGAGGAGTTCGACGAGATGCTCGAAGCTGCCCGCGGCGACACGCTGCGGCGCCAGGAGGAGGAGCAGATCAAGTGGTCCGAACTTGAGAAGACCGGGAGTGCCGAGGACGGCGACCTGGCGACCGGAATGGCCGACGCCCCCTCGGTCGACCCGAAGTGGGAAGAGCACCATGCCGCGAACCTCAAGTACGGGATCGCGTGGGGCGGGGCGGCCGACCCACGGCATCGGTGCGCCTCGCACATCCTGATGAGCGGTGACTCGCACCGCTGCGACGGGACCGATCTTCACCAGGGTTGGGCGCACTGGAATCGCGACCTCGGGGTGATGTGGCAATGACGCTCGCAGCGCTCTGGGTCGATCCGGCTGAGCTCAAGATGATGCGCGAGACGCTCTGCCAGGCAGAGTCCTGCGTAGTCCGTGGTGAGAAGCACCTCCAGCATCTCATCGACGAGATCGACCGTCACCGCCCCCTCGGGCCCGACGGAACGCACGGAGACCTGCACACCGCGACCTGCGGATGCGAGCGATGAGCTTCACCCGGGTCATGGTCACGGGCCACCGGCCGCAGCACTTGTCCGAAGGCGCACAGGTGTGGGCGGCCGGTGAGCTCGAGCGGCTCGCGTTCAAGCTGGCCGACGACGGCATGGAGGTCGGCATCTCCGGGCTCGCGCTCGGCGCCGACACCTGGTGGGCGTCGGCGGTCCTGGCCGCCGGCGTCCCGCTATGGTCGTTCGTGCCGTTCCCGCAGCAGGCCGACAAGTGGTCGAGGACGGACCAGGCGACCTGGCAGTACCTGCAGGGGCGTTCGGCCCGGGTGTGGGAGATCGCGCCGCGCTACAGCGTGCAGGCCCTCCACGCCCGCAACGACCGGATGCTGGACGCCGCCGACCTGGTCATCGCCGTGTGGGACCCGTTCCACCAGACCGGCGGCACCGCGTCCTGCGTCCAGAAGGCGCTCGGCCGCGGTCTGCCGATCGTGCACGTGGACGTCAGCCGTCAGGTCACCGTGATGAAGAGGGCCGCATGAACATCTCGCTGCCGCAGTGGTGCGAGCGGGTCGCACTGCAGGCGTACCGGGAGAAAGCGGACCGTAACGGGATGCTGGTCACCTTCAGCATGATCGCCGCACTGGTCGGCGACGACGCGGCAATGGGCATCATGGAGTCAGCGGCATCGGTGCATCAGCGCTTCGAGGAGGCTGAGCAGCGCGGCGCCGAAGTCTTCCAGCGGAAAGGGGTGAGGTTCACATGACTACAGACGAGGACTTCTGGGAGATCGTCGGCGGCCACCGCGCGTTCGACCTGGACGAGTACATCCGGCAGACGCAGGACATCATCCGCCAACTGACGATGACGCAGATCGCGATGCAGCATCAGGCGCTCGAGACGATGGCGGAACGGATGCTGGTCGACCCGGCCGGGCGCGGCATCATGGTGGTTCTCGACAGCGAAGCCGGCACCCGCACCTACCGGCTGGACCCCGGCGTCCCGTTCGGGCACATCTTCGAGTTCCCGTCGCAGGATGCCGTCGAGCGATGGCGCGATCTGGGCTGCCCGAGGTAGCGTATAACGCATGGGTCGGAAGACAGACGGGACGAGCGTCCGCAACAAGCTGGTCGCATTCCGTCTGAACGACGAAGAAACCGCGGACCTCGAGCGCAAGAAAGCTCGCCGCGGCCTCTCCGACACCTCCGCCTACTACCGTCAGCTGCAGAAGGAGGACCGGGGATGATCTCTGGAGTCGAGGCCAAGCGCAAGAGCCAGTGCTTCAAGTCGTCGTGGTGGGTCATCGACCGTGAGCCCGACGTCGTCACCGAGTCCGGCGAGATCCTCGAGCCCGGCCGCGCCAAGCGGTACGCGCTGCTGTCGGCGCCGGAGATGGCCAAGCTGGGCGCGTTCGGCCGGGTGCACCTCCGCGGGCTCGACGTCACGGTGAGGATCGGATGACCCAGCACTTCGACGCTCCGAAGCCGAAGCGCAAGTCGGAGCAGCGCGCGGCCGCCGGCAAGGCAGGCAAGAAGCGGAAGCCGCTGAAGGAGCGGATCCCGCAGCTGCCGCCGCTCGCCGTCGAACCGGACGCGCTCACCACCCCTGACACGCGCGCGGCCGCGGTCGTGAACCTCCGCATGGTGGGCACGCCGTGGCCCGAGGTGGTCAAGGAGCTCGGCTACGCCAGCGTCCAGTCCGCACAGACCGCGTACTACTCGGCGCTGGCCAACCTGCACCCGGTGGAGAACTGGGAGACGCTCCGCCAGGTCGAGGCGATGCGCGCCGAGAACCTGCTCGGCCAGGCGATGCGGATGGCGTCCGCCGACTACCTGGTCGACGACAAGGGCAACAAGATCGCCAACACCGACAAGATCCGCTGGCACGACCAGGCGCTGAAGGCGCTGCAGACGCACGCCACCATCACTGGCGCGAAGGCACCGACCCGCATGGAGGTCACCGCCGACACCGCCGAGCTCAACGCGATGGTGCAGGTGCTCATGCAGCAGCACCAGGGCGAGATCACTCAGGAGGCGTCGATCTGGGACGTCGAGGATGTCGAGGACGCGGAGGTGGTCGACGATGACGAGGCGTAACAAGGTCTGGTTCACGCGGCGCTTCCACAAGAGCGGCCGCGCCTCCCTGGCGCTCGAGCCGATCCCCGTGGCTGCGCGTGACGCGCGGATCGCGGGGATGTGGCGCGTGCTGTTGAAGGACACGCCGGCCGCGAAGCTGCGCCGTGCCGGGAATCCTCGGACCCGGCGCACGTTCCCCCGCACGGGCCGATGACCGAGGAGGCCCAGGCCGTCGCCTGGTACGTGTGGACCTGCCCGGTTTGCGGTGAGGTGCAGGAGACTCAGCCTCCTGATGTCGAGCCGAGTGGCGAAGAGATCGAGTGCCGAGACTGCGCGACGATGGTGACGGTGTCGGGAACATGACTAGCTGGCGCGACCTAGTCCGCGATCAGGCTGCGGCGCGATCGCACGACACGAAGACACGCACCCGCGGCGCCAGCGACTCCGCGCACATCTCCCGTGTCGGCTTCCTGATCGCCGCGCACCGGTTCCTGGTGATCGCCGCCCGCAAGCGCGGCATCTCGATCTCCGGGTACATCCGGCGCGCTACGCTGGCCGTCGTGGCGATGGACCTCGGGCTCGAGGCCGTCGACCTGTTCGAGCTCGACGCGGGGATCACCCCGATCGGCCGGGTCGGCTCGAAGCCGACGAAGGATCTGGACGGGGCGCTCTACGGGCGCTGGGAGGTGCAGCCGCGTGACCCTGGTAATGCCGCAGAGACTTCCGAACGCTGACGCGCTCGAGCTCCTGAAGAAGATCGACCGGCTGCCGGAGAAGCAGCGCGCCGAGGTGATGGCGCGCTACCGCAAGAAGAAGTCCGACGACACGAAGGTCTGGTTCTGCCACCGCGGCCGCCGCTGCGACGGCGAGCCGCACGAAGGTGCTCCCGACCGGCACGCGCGCGGCGACCAGTGGCCGCCGCGCGGCGTCGACTGGGACACCTGGTTCTACATGTCGGGCCGTGGTGCCGGCAAGACGAAAGCCGGTGGCCACTGGACCCGGCAGATGGCGCTGGTCACTGGTCGCATCGCTCTGATCGGCCGCCGTGGTGTCGACGTGCGCGCCACCATGGTCGAAGGGCCCGCCGGTCTCATCGTCGCCTGCGAAGAGGCCGGCGAAGCCTGGGACTGGAAGCCCGCCCTGAAGGAGTTCACCTTCGAGAACGGCGCGAAGGCGTTCGGCTACTCCGGCGAGGAGCCGGAGTCGCTGCGTGGCCCGGAGCACGGCGCCGGCTGGATCGACGAGCCGTGCCACATCGACCTGATCGACGAGGTGTGGTCGAACTACACCCTGGGGCTGCGGTCGATGGGCGTCCCCGGTGGAGCGAAGACGTTGCTCACCTCGAGCCCACTGCCGGTGCCGTGGACGAAGGAGCGGATCGCCGAGAAGGGGCAGGAACTGCTCGACGGCGACGGCAATCCGCAGTACGACGAGGAGGGTGACCTGATGGTCGCGCCGCGGACCATCCTGGTGCAGGTGCCCACGTCGGTGAACATCAAGAACCTGGACGAGGGGTACAAGCGCCGCGTCATCAACCCGCTCCGCGGCACCCGCAAGGGCAAGCAGGAGCTCGACGCCATGCTGCTCGAGGATGTCGAGGGCGCGCTGTGGGAGGCCGACTGGCTGCGCCGCGAGCGGTACGTCCCGTCCGACATGGACCGGATCGTGGTCGCCGTCGACCCGGCCGGCTCGAAGGACAAGACCTCCGACCTCACCGGCATCGTGGTCTGCGGCAAGCGCGGCGACCGCTACCACGTCTTCGAGGACGCGACCGGCGCGTACACCCCGGAGGGCTGGGCGAAGGAAGCGCAGCGGCTCTACGCGAAGTACGAGGCCGATGCGATCGTGCTCGAGCGGTACGGCGGCGACACCGCCACGACCGTGCTGCGGCTGTCCGGCTTCAAGGGCAAGATCGACCAGGTCAAGGCGAAGCGGGGCAAGGCGGTCCGCGCCGACCCGATCGCCGGCATCTACGAGCAGAAGCTCGTCACCCACCAGGAGATGGCGGAGCTCGCCGACCTTGAAGATCAGATGCTCACCTGGGTGCCCGACGTCACTCCCGGCTCACCTGACCGCATCGACGCGCTGGTCTGGGGCCTCACCCAGCTGTCCGGCAAGCAGCAGGGTGAGACCAGCTGGGGCGTGCCGAAGGGCTCCACACGAACGCCGAGCAGCCACGCACCCGGCTCGAGGCACGCAATGAAGAACTGGCGAAAGGGACTAGCCCGATGATCGAGATCACCTGGGACACGCTGCCGTACATCCTGTTGCACGTGGCTGTCGCCGTGCTCGGCGTGGCACGGCTGACGCGCGCGATCGTCTACGACGACTTCCCGCCGAGCGTCTGGGTCCGGGACCTGTGGCGCCGGATGACCCGTGAGGGCGAGTGGATGATGCTGCTGTTCTGCTGGTGGTGCCTGGCGTTCTGGGTCGCGCTCGCGTGCATCGGCTGGTGGATCGGCGGCCAGCATGTCGAGTGGGTCGCATGGGCGTGGTGGATCTTCTGGGGCGGCCTCGCTATCGGCTATCTCGCCCCGATGGTCATTGTCAGGGACGGCCAGCAGGAGTAGCCTGTCGTCACCACCCAGGCATGGTGTTCCCAGCACCTTGAGCCCCCGAGTCCCCCAGTCTCGGGGGCTCACTGCTTTCCCCGGCGGAGACTGATACGCTCATCTCGACTGGGACGAGGCTTGCACATCGCTCGCTTCTGAAGCCGAACACCCCGACCCGAAGGGCGGGGTGTTCGTGCGTCCGGCGGTCCGCCCAGCTATGATGCCGCCAGGGCGCTCTCGCGCCAGAGACGCGATGTGAGGGGTCGGAATGCCGCGGAAGGAACGCGCGCCTCGCGCCTCAGCCATTCTGGGGGCTGCGAAGAACTACTCGACCCGCCGATCCGGCAAGACCGACACGGACTCGAAGGCGCGCGGCGGCGAAGAGTGGATGCGCACCGCGTGGGACTTCTTCGACCTCATCCAGGAGTACCACCAGGGCTGCGCCATCGTCGGCGCGCTGCTCTCGCGGGCCAAGCTGGTCGCCATGGAGAAGGGGGCCGACGGGAAGTGGGCCCCGACCCAGAATCCGGTCGCCTTGGCCGCGCTCGACGAGCTCTACGGCGGCGAAGAGGGCCACTCGGAGATGCTGCGCCAGTTCGGCATCCACCTCAGTGTCGCCGGCGGCGGCTATCTCATCGGCCCGTCGATGACCGAGGGGGCCACGGACCCTGACGACTGGCAGGTGGCCGCGACGACCGAGGTGACCCGCTCCGGCGGCACCTGGCGCGTCAACGGGAAGCCCCTCAAGGGCAAGCCGATGGTCATCTACATCTGGAAGCCCCACCCCCGCAACAAGAAAAAGGCCGATGCTCCCTCGCGCGCGCTGCTCGGCACGCTGAGCGAACTTCTGCAGCTGCGCAAGCGCATCGCGGCGCAGATCGACTCCCGCCTGACCGGTGCCGGCATGATGCTGGTCCCGTCGGAGACATCTTTCCCCTCCGCACCCGTCCGCCAGCTGAATGCCGGCGACCCCGCGATCGTCCGCGACAGTATCCAGCCTGGCAACGCCCAGGGCCTGGCCGACCTGCTGTTCGAGCGGATGCAGATCGCCATCGAGGACCCGTCGTCGGCCGAGGCGATGATGCCGCTGATCGGCGAGACGCCCGGAGAGTTCGTCGACAAGGTCAAGGTCATCAACTTCTGGTCGGAGCTCGACAAGGCGGCGCCCGCACTGCGCCGCGAGCTCGTCACCGGTGTTGCGACCGGCATGGACATGCCCCCCGAGGTGCTGCTCGGCAACGCCGGGTCGAACCACTGGAACGCCTGGCTGTCCGACGAGAACAACGTCAAGATCCACGCCGAGCCCCTGCTGCACATCGTCACGAGCTCGATCACTACCGGCTACTACCGCGTGGCCCTCGACGGCGAGCCCGGCATCGACGATCCGAACCGATTCGCCATCATGGCCGACACGTCGGCGATGCGGATGCGTCCGAACCGCTCGAAGGAAGCCCTCGAGCTCCACCGCGAGCTCATCCTGGGTCGCGAGGCGGTCGCGCGCGAGAACGGCTTCGAGCCGTCCGACCTGATGACCGATGAGGAGCGCGCCGAGATCCTCCGACTGCGCGCGGCCAGCGGTTCGACCACGCCGGAGATTGTCGAGGCGGCGCTCGAGGAGTCCGGCGTCGACCTCGACGTGCAGATCACCGATAGCCGACCGCCCGTGGAGGCCCGTCCGCTGCCGTCGATCCGCCAGCATCCCGTCCGAGAGCTCCCGCAGCGCCCCAACTCGAACGCCGCCGAGCTCAACGGGCTTGTGATGGCCTGCGAGCAGATGGTGGACCGCGCGCTGCAGCGTGCCGGCAACCGGATCAAGACGAAGTTCTCGATCAAGGAGCCGCCCACGAGCGCGAACCGGCTGTATCTGCACGCCCAGGTGGAGCGCGGGGACCTCGATCACCTTCTGGCGGACGCCTGGGAGTGCGTCAGGCTCGACGATTACGGTGTCGACGCCATGCAACTCGAGCGCGTGCTCGACATGTACACTCGCGCGGTCATTCTGAGCCGTCGCGAGCCGTCCAGAGCGTCTCTGAGGGCCGCTCTCCAGCTGCTGCCCTCGAGCCGGGCGGCCTGAACGGGCTACTCTGGCCCTGTCAACGACTGAGGAGACCGAAATGGCCGACAAGGTGACCGTCGCGGAGGCCCCGGAGTCCGTCGAGGACGATCTCGACGACGAAATGCCCTTCGACGAGCTCGAAGAGGGCGAGGAGCTCATCACTGAGATCCCCGTCCACGGCGTGGCGACGCTCGAAGGCAAGGCGACCGGCGACGGACGCGGTTTCCGGCCCGGTGCGCTCTCCTTCGGCCGCCTGCCGGCGCCGCTCGGCTACGAATTCGAGCACGGGCACGGCAGCGACAACTCCCGGGTCGCCGTGGTCGGCCGGATCGACGAATTCTGGACCGTTCCGAGCCCCACCGAGGGCGACGGCGTGTTCGAGACGCGCTGGCGCGGCGTCATCATGACCACGAAGGACTATGCGGCCCAGGCGATCGAGTCCATCGTCGATGGCTCCTACGACGGGCTCTCGGTCATCATCGACTCGGTCGAAGTCGACGTCTCCGAGGAGCGGGAAGCCCTCCGCGAGCGCATCATGCGCGACAACGCCGAGAACGGCGGCAAGCCCGTCGAGGCATCGGCGCTCGAGGGAGAGGTCGAACTCGACGAGGTCGGGATCGAACAGATCCTCGACCTCATGGTCGGTGACGGCAAGCAGGAGGTGCGCTGGTACAACGCCGCGCGCATCCGGCGCTTCGACATGGTCCCCACCGGCGCCTTCCAGGAGGGCTGGATCGCGCTCGGCCACGAGTTCCCCGACGAGATGACCGAGGAGGCCATCGCGGCATCCGCGGCGGCGCTCGAGGACTGCGGATGCGTCGAAACCCAGGCCATCGCCGAGGGTCTCATCGCGTCGGCCATGTGGGCGGAGTCGTTCCGGCAGGTGTCGACCGAGGAGCGCAAGCGTCTGGCCGACAAGGGCGACGCACTGCCCGACGGGTCGTTCCCGATCGCCAACGTCAGCGACCTCCGCAACGCCATCCAGGCCATCGGCCGCGCTTCCGACCCGGAAGCCGCGCGCGCCCACATCAAGAAGCGGGCGAAGGCGCTCGGGCGCGAAGACCTGGTCCCGGAGGACTGGGCCGCTGAGACCTGGATCTTCGACCTCAGCGAGCTCACCGCTGACGAGCTCGAGCAGTACGAGTCGTTCACGGACGACGACGAGCAGCGGCTGTGGATGCTCACCGAGCACCGCGAGGCGGTCATCGCGTCCGGCTTCGCGCCCGGCACGAAGGACGGCCCCGGCTGGATCACCCACCCGACGGCGACGGCACGCATCCGTCGATACTGGGTGCGCGGCGCGGGCGCGGCGAAGATCAAGTGGGGCGTCCCCGGCGACTTCAACCGCTGCCGGATGCAGCTGGCCAAGTACGTCCAGAACCCGGACTGGCTCGCCGGCCTCTGCTCGAACATGCACAAGGAGGCCATCGGCGTCTGGCCCGGCCAGGAGGGCGGCGGCCGTGGGCACTCGCTGGTCGCGTCCGGCGCTGTGACCCCGGCCCCGCTGTTCACGATCGTCGCCGCGGCTGCCCCGGTCGACGCGCGCCTGTTCGACAACCCCCGCTTCGACGGCCCCACCGGGATCCAGATCGACGGGGAGCGGATCACCGGCTACATCGCCGTCTGGAACGTCTGCCACATCGGCAACCCGGAGGGTCCCGGCCGCTGCACGCTCGCGCCGCGTTCGGCCACCGACTATGCCTGGTTCCGCACCGGCACCGTGATCACCACCGAGGGCCCCGTCGCCGTCGGCTCGCTCACCATGGACACCGGCCACGCGGGCGGGTTCCTGTCGGCCGCCGACGCCGTCTCGCACTACGACCACACCGGCACCGTCATCGCCGACGTGACCTGTGGCGAGGACGCGCACGGCATCTGGTTCTCCGGGCGAGTGCGTCCCGGCGTGCCCGACGACAAGCTGTACGCCGTCATGGCGTCCGGCCGGATCTCCGGCGACTGGCGCCAGCTGGGCGGCAACCGCGAGCTCGTCGCAGGTCTGGTCGTCAACGTGGCCGGCTTCCCGATGCCGAACCCCGCCCTGGTGGCATCCGCCGCGGGCGTCGGCACGATCATCGGCGAGGGCATCTACGTGCCCGACGGGCAGGAGACGATCACGGCGTCCGCCGAGCCGGAGCCGATCGTCATCACCCCGGCGCTGATCGCCGACACGGTGAAGCTCGCGATCGAGGAGTACCGCACGCAGGAGGCCCGGCAGGATCTGCTGCAGGAGCTCTCGTCCGCGCGCGCGGACGTTCAGAAGTACGCTCTGGACCGGGCCCGGCGTGGCCTGGCCCAGCTGACCAAGTAGGGGAATCATGTGCGGATGTGGCAGCAGCAACGGTGGGGCGTCCGAGCCCTGGGTGGTGGCCCTGCCGAGCGGCCGGACGAAGTCGTACGCGACGAAGCCGGGCGCCGAGGCGGCGCTGCGGATGTACGCCGGCTCGACTCTGAAGACCCGCAGCGACGGGCAGACCATCGAACTCGCCGCGTGACGAGTTGACATTCTGGCGGAGAGCGTGCCAAGCTCTCCGCCAGAAGCAGTAGCTCACTTCCGACGTAGTCGGGTGATGATCCAGGCCAAAAGGCCCAGTCGAACCATCCCCGTTTCTTCTACCAGGGAGTGACCCCCATGAAGTTCCAGATGCCCGAGGATCTCTCGGCCCTCTCCGCCGAGGAGATCTCGAAGCTCTACGAAGCCGCCCTCGCGGAAGCTCAGGAGCTCAACGCCATCCCGGACGACACGATCACCGCCGAGCAGGGTCGCGACCTCATCGCACTGCACGGCCACCTCGGTTCCATCGCGGACCGCCAGGCAGAGATCGCCGAAGCCGACAAGCCCGACGCCGAGGCACTCGCCGCGGCCCGTGCTGCCCTTCAGCCCGCGGAGGTGGTTGAGGAGCCCGCCGCCGAGGTGGTCGAGGAGCCCGCCGCTGAAGAGGTCGTCGAAGAGGCCAAGGAGCTCGTCGGAGTGTCGGCATCCGCCGTCGCCACGACCACGCCCCGCGTGCCCCGCACGTTCTCCTCGAAGGTCGCCGACTCCGGCAAGATCACCGAGGCCGAGGTCGACAAGGTGGTCGAGCGCTCCGGCGCACTGTCGATCGTCGCGGCCGCCAACATCCCCGGCTTCGAGTCGCAGCAGGAGATCAAGGGCTTCTCGGAGCTCGCCCAGGCGTACGCCGCGCGCAGCAAGATGTTCGCGTCCGGCAAGCGCGCCGGCCGCCGCGGAGCCAAGGGCCCCGTCGCGGATGTCGCGTTCAAGGGCGGCTTCCTGCACGACAGCGCGCAGCGCTACGGCGTCGCGAAGCTCGAGAAGCCGGAGAACGAGTTCACCATCACCGAGCGGATGTCGGCCGAGGATCAGTACGACCTGATCATGGCCGCCGCGAAGGAGTCGCGCCTCGGCGGTGGCTCCCTCGTCGCCGCTGGCGGCTGGTGCTCCCCCTCGGAGCAGATCTACGGCTTCCTGGAGCTCGAGTCGGCCGACGGCCTGCTCTCCATCGCCGAGCTCACCGCTCGCCGCGGCGGCATCCAGTTCACCAAGGGTCCCACCCTCGGCGAACTGCTGATCGAGGCGAACCTCGGCTGGGTCATGACGGAGGCGGAGGTCGAGGCGCAGGTCACCCCGAAGCCGGTCTTCGACATCGAGTGCCCCGACTGGGACGAGGTCCGCATGGACGCCGTCGGGTACGCCATCCGCGCCGGTCTGCTGACCAACGCGACGTACCCGGAGCTCCTGCGCCGCTACCTCGGCCTGGGCCTGATCGTCCACGCTCGCCGCATGAACGCGCTGACGATCCAGCGGATCTCGACGCTCATCGGCGCGGCCACCACGTTCGCCCCGGTCACGGCCACGGCGTACTCGGCCACGAGCGACCTGCTCTCGAGCATCGAGCTCAACGCGACCCGACTCCGCGAGCAGTACTCGATGCCGCTCAACGCCACCGTGGAAGGCATCTTCCCGCTGTGGGTGCAGGGCGTGGTCCGCTCCGAGCTCTCGCGCCGTCCCGACGGCTCGCTGATCTCGGTCACCGACCAGCAGATCAACGCCTGGTTCGCCCAGCGGAAGATCAGCCCCCAGTTCGTGCGCGACTACCAGGGCATCAACGCCGGCGCGGCCACGACCCCGGGTGGCACGGCGGCCTGGACCCGCTGGCCCGACAAGGTCGAGTACATGCTGTACCCGGCCGGCGCGTTCGTCCGTCTGGCGACCGACGTCATCGACCTCGACACGGTGTACGACACCGACGACCTCACCATGAACCAGTTCATGGCGGCGTTCTTCGAGGAGGGCTTCGGCATCGCCAACACCGGCGGCTCCGGCGTCAAGGTCTCGGTCGGCCTCGACAACCTCAACGGCGCCACCGGCTACCCGGCCATCGGCGCACCCGCCGCTCCCTGAGTAAGTAGCCCGGGGGCCGCCAGGCCAGCGGCCCCGGGCTCTAACTCCGAGAGGAGGTGGCCACATGCCCGGACCTACGATCCAGATCATCGCCCCGGTTCGCGAGGACCGCGAGGGTGGCATCCGCCCCGTCGCCACGTTCCGCCAGAACGATCGACTCGGTGTCGCCGAGGCGGTCGTCTTCCAGTCGGACGCCTGCACCTTCCCGACCATCGAGGAGAACCGCTGCTACGCGGAGGCTCCGGTCCCGGACAAGACGTTCGACGGCATCGAGGTCGACGACGCCATCGGCGCCCCGTTCACGATGTACGCGGGCGTCATGTGCTACGCGAACCCCGACCCGGACGAGAAGCAGCGCGCGCGCGACATCCTCGCCCGCGGCCAGGATCGCGAGCTCGAGACGCTGCTTGCCGCCTGGGCTGACGGGGGCACGGTGCTCACCGCCGGCGCCAACGTGGCCGAGGCGATCGGTCGCGTCGACCAGGCGCTGGACGGCGGCTACATCGGCCGCGGCGTGATCCTGATGAGCCGGTATGACGCCGTGCTCGCGGATGCCGCCGGCGCGATCAGCATCAAGGGCCTCGACGACTTCCCGACGACGGTGAACGGCACGCCGGTCATCGCCTCGGGGGGCATCGCACCCGGCTCCGTCCGCGGCGTCGGCGCAGTGCTCGTCGAGCACTCGAGCTCCACGGACCGCGAGGTGCTCGACCCCCGCATGAACCGCAACTACGCGCTCTCGGAGCAGGTCTTCGTGCTCGCCGTGGACTGCGAGTTTCGAGTCACGTCCACCATCACAACCCCCTGATCTGAGGAGATCATCATGGCAATCCGAGTTCCCGAAGGCTTCGTCTTCGTGAAGCGTGCCCCCGGCGTTGCGCTCGCGCTGCTCGAGGCGGCCGACAAGATCAAGGCCGACCGTCAGGCTGGCATCCGCACCGTCAGCGGCGGCTACCACGTCGCCGAGGATATCGCGGCCGAGTACGAGACGACCCGCGTGGAGTCCGGCGAGGACGCTGCAGACGATGCGAACACTGACGCGGCCGCATCGACCGCGGCCGCCACCGGCGACGCTGCAACCGGCGACGCTGGCGACACCGGCGCCCAGGCGGCCAGCACGCAGGAGGCAGGCGAGCCGAAGGACGACGACCCGAAGACCGCCACCCCGCGGGATGGCTGGTCGCACGCCCAGTTCGACGAGTGGGCCGAGAACCAGGACCCCAAGGTCGAGTTCCCCAGCGGCGCGAACCTCAAGCAGAAGCTCGAGATCGCGACGAAGCCCGCCGCCGGCTGATCGACAGACACACGAAGGAGTAGCAGATGGCTTCCAAGGGATACGGCTCCGTCAAGGGCCGTCGCATGCGCGCGACGCGGCTCGATGGCTGTGGTCGCGTCGTCTACGGGGATGCTTCGCAGGCGGTGTCGAAGGGGTTCGTCTCCGTCGCCTGGGAGGCCAACACTCTCGACACCGACGAGATCAACCAGACCAACGCCGCGGGCGAGCGCTGCATCTACGAGCCGGCCGAGACCGAGTTCGTCGGGTACACGATGACCGCGGTCTTCTGTGAGGTTGACCCGGAGCTCTTCTCGCTGATCACCGGCCAGCGCGTCTACCTCGACGAGAACGGGGACGCGATCGGCTTCACGATCAACTCGAAGATCAGCCTCGGCGACCGTGGCTACGCGCTCGAGGTCTGGGCCGGCTCGCCGGCCGCGGACGCCTGCACGGACCCCACGGCAACCGGTCGATACGGGTACTTCCTGGCGCCCTACCTCAAGGGCGGCTACATCGACGGCTACACCGTCGAGAACGGCGCGATCAACTTCACGATCGCCGGAGCGCGCACGCGCGACGGCAACCAGTGGGGCTCGGGTCCGTACAACGTGATGTCGGTGGGCGGCGTCGCTGCCCCGCTGCTCACGCCGCTGGACCCGGACGACCACAAGCTGCTCATCTGGGTCACGGTGGCCCCGCCGGAGCCGTTCTACGGCACCCGGCCGGTCATGGACCCGGACGCGACCCCGATCACGGCGGTCGTGGCAGCGGAAGGCGCAGGTCCGACCGAGGCGGCCATCACGTTCACCGGCGCCAGCACGGCACCGGTCTACGTCGAGTTCGGTGACGGGACATGGGACTACGTCGAGCCGGGCACGGCGGCGGTGACTCACGTCTATGCCGCCAACGGCACGTACACGATCCGCGCCACCTCGAACGGCACGGTCGTCACGACCGACGTGGTCATCCCTTTCCCGTAGGCCCCACCACTGGGTTCGGGCACGGCCCGTTCGGTCATGGAGCATTCGGCCACGGCCCCGCCTGAACTCAGCGGTTCAGGCGGGGCCGTTCCCCAATTCAGAGGAGATGAGTGATGCCCTTCACGGCTGACATTCCCGCGGAGAACACCGACCCGTGGTATGCGGGGATGGTCGCGTCGTGGGAGGCGCTCAGGGAGTTCGTCGACGGGCTCGAGAGCGACATCGCACTCCCTCCCGACCTGTCGATCTACACCCGGTTCGTCTTCGTCACCGACGGCAACCCGAGCCCGGCACGACCGGGTCCGCCGGGTGGGCTCGTGCTCTGGATCGACACCCGAACCACCCAGAGCACGGACCCGCCTGCCATGGGGTCGCAGGACATCATCATCGGCGGGGCACCGGCACCGGCGCCCGAGCCGCCGACGATCATCACGACCGCGTTCAACTCGATGGTGATGAACTCTCCCTTCACGCAGCAGATCGTCGTCGTCGGCGATCCGCCGCTCACCTTCGGCGCGACGGGACTGCCCGCGGGCCTGACGATGGGCGCCACCGGCATCGTCTCCGGCACGCCGACCGCCGCTGGTTCGGGCAGTGCATCGGTGACCGTCGAGAACGTGGCGGGCAGCGACGAGCAGGTCATCCCCTGGACGGTGGCCGCCTCGCTGTCGCCGCCCGTCATCGGGCCGCCCACGCTCAACGAGATGACCCAGAACCAGGCGTTCACGCAGACGCTGACCAACACGGGCGGTCCCATCGCGTCGGTGAGCACCCTCGGCACCGTCCCTGCAGGGCTCTCGGTGTCGCTCAACGGCGGGCTGCCTGTCGTGGCCGGCACCCCCACTGGGTCGGGAGCCTACTCGTTCACCGTGCGCGCGACGAACGCCGCCGGATCCGACGACCAGCTGTACACCGGCACGATCGTGGCGGCCCCACCGACCGGATCCGCCTCTGTCTTCGGCTCGGCGAGCCCTGGGGCTGCCGACATCTACACCGACGGTGGTGGATCGCTGCGACAGGGCAACCGGTTCCAGACTGACCTGGCCGTGGTCGTCACGGGCCTCAAGTTGTGGAACCCACCGGCGGCGGACCCGACGCTGCTCGGCACCGACGTCACGGCGTACGCCTACCTGAACGACTACCAGGGCGCGCAGTTGGCCGGCTCCATCACCTGGGGCTCAACTCCGGTGGCGACGAAGGTGCACACCGCGACGCGCGTGGCCGGGGAGTGGACGGAGATCCTGTTCGACGAGCCGATCACGCTGCCCGCGCTGACCACCACTCCGGGCGAGAACGACGTACTCACCCTCGCGGTGCAGTACGCGGGCGGCCAGTACTACATCATCGTCCCGGGCCTGCTGGCCGATCCGATCTTCTCGGCCGCGGGGCATGTGTCGCTTTCGCAGGCGAGCGACCCCGGTCGTGGCGTGAACACGCTCATCACCGGCACCACGACTGCCTACTACGCCATCGACATCATCTTCGAGGTGCCCTGATGAGACTGCTCTCCCTGCGACCTGACGGCACGTTCCCACCCTCCGCGATCCCCGGAGGCTCGGTGGCTGGCACCTTCTACCCGGAGGACTATGGCGCGGTCGGCGACGGCGTGACCGACGACACGGCGGCATGGAAGGCATGCATCGCCGCAGCGATCGCGGCCGCGCCGGACCACAACTACGCCGTCACCGTGCAGGCGCAGCCCGCCGAGTACCTCATCGCGGGCGACCCGGTGCCTGGCCACGAGTACGGCAACGCGCAGATCCCCATCCCGCACAACATCGGCACGAACCGCAAGATCGTCCTCACCATCCGGGGTGCGGCCGACGCCGGGGCGTTCCTGTACTGGAACCAGAACGCGCCGCAGTCGATGGGCACCGTCCTCAAGTCGACGCTCGCGGACGGTGTGGACGACGCCGAGTTCGGCACCCCCTCCGTCATCGGCGGCCCGACGAACCTGGCGGACGCCCCGCAGGACACCTACGCGACGCTCTCCAACATGCTCGTGGTCTTCGACGGCATTCAGATCCAGGTGCCCTACGCCGCCACCGCGCTCATCGGCATCGACCTCCGGCTCGTCGCGAACGCCAGCCTCGTCACGGCGTCCGTCTTCGCGGATCGCTCGCTGAACACCGTGCCGGCCATCGGCGCCCCGACCGAGATCACCACCGCGGGTGTCTACATGCCGCGCACCGGGAACAACGTCCGCAACACCATCGGGGCGTACACCTCCGAGGGGCTCGGGATCGGGATCGCGCTCGGCGAGCACACGCAGGCGGCGTTCATCGGCCTGGTCTACTGCAACCGCGGCGTCGTCATCCAGGGCACCGGCGGCCCGCAGTGGCCGGACGGCACGCAGCGCTACACCACGCACGGCTTCCAGATCGACCACCTGCTGGTCGAGGCGACCTACGTCTGGCTCTACAACAACGGAGCCAACGCCCAGGTCATCATCGACCTGATGGGCGGCGAGGGCGTCACGGCGTTCACCGAGCACGTCTACGACCCCGACAATCGGCTCGTCGGCCGGATCAACCTGCTCGACATCTACCAGCAGTTCCTGACCATCAACGGGGCTGCCGGCATGCGGATCATCAACGACCAGATCGCCCCGGGCGCGCGCGCCGACCAGCCCGCCCTCACCCCCGGCGTGGTGGTGGAGAACCCGTACTACCGCGACGCGCTGGTCGGAATCACCGGCGCCGTGACGGGTGTCACGATCGGCGGCGTCTCGATGGGCGCGGCCCCCGGCCAGTATCTGGTGCCCAGTGGCTCGAGCATCGAGGTCGCCTCGGCGGGGACGCCGGACTGGGAATGGCTGCTGCTGTGACCGGGCGGGTATCCTGAGCCCGAGGAGGTCGCCATGACCATGTGCTACCCGGCCGACACCGACTGGACGTGCGCCTACACCGTCGCCGAGCTCGAGGCGATGCGGGGCAATCCCGAGACCCTGGCGGTGATGCACCGGTCCGAGGCGCTGGCCTGGTACACGCTCGCCTCGCTCACGGCCTACCAGATCGGCGTCTGCCCCGACACCGTCCGTCCGTGCGCGGCGCGCTGCGCGGGGCTGGGCACCTGGATGGAGGCCGTCGTCGACACCACCAGCACCGGCGGCCTGCCGGTGCGCACCATCGGCGGCATCTTCACGCCCTACCTCTCCGGGGGCAACTGGTACAACGGCTGCGGATGCCGCCGCGCCGACGACTGCAGCTGCTCGCGCGTCAGCGAGGTCATCCTGCCGGGCCCGGTCGGGTCCATCGAGTCGGTCAAGATCGACGGCGTCGAGCAGCCGCGGGCCACGTACCGCGTCGACAACGGCAACCGGCTCGTCTCGCTCGACCCCGACCGGCCGTGGCCGCTCTGCCAGGACATGGCCCTCGACCCTGACGAGATCGGGGCCTTCGAGGTCACCTACTACCGGGGCTCGGCGCCCACCGAGATCACCCGGTTCGCAGCCGGCGTGCTGGCCGCCGAATACTTCAAGGCGTGCACCGGCGACAAGAAGTGCCGGCTGCCCGCCGGTGTCACCACGATCACTCGCGGCGGCACCACGATGGAGGTCGACACCGGCCTCTACAAGGACGGCTACACCGGCATCCGTGAGGTCGACCAGGTCATCCGCATCTTCAACCCGAACGGCCTGAAGCAGGCGCCCCGCGTGCTGTCGCCGGGGACCCGCAATCCGCGCCGCTCGACGTGGAGTGTCGTCTGATGGCCGACACGGTCATCAAGCCCGTCATGGGCGAGCTCGCCGCCTGTCTGTGCGCAGAGCTCGACCAGACCGAGCTCTGCTTCTGCGGCTTGATCGCAGGCATGGGAATCCCCATCGACTACGTCGGCGACTGCGAGGGCGTCGGCTACGTCCGGCTGATCACCGCCTACCCGTCGGTCAACTTCCCGACGCCGGACATCACCGAGGGGTGCGTGAGCCTGCTCGCCTACCAGGTGGCCGTCGGCGTACTGCGCCCAGCGCCGCAGATGGACAACGACGGCAATATCGACCCGGCGGATGTGGCCCGGATCAGCGAGCAGGTGCTCGACGACATCGCCGCGATCCGCAAGGCGATCCGCTGCTGCTTCCGCGAGAAGTTCGAGGATGTCCAGTACCTGATGGGCGAGTACACGCCCATCGAGGAGGACTCGGTCGCTGGCGGTGAGTGGCTCCTCACGATCCAGGAAGCGTTCTGATGGCGTACATCGCGATCGTCTACGAGTCGAACATCGTTCGCATGATCCAGATCGGCGACGGCGCCACCTGGACCCGCGACCGGGCGTGGGAGATCCGCCGCTATGCCGTGATCTACGCCCCGCAAGGGACCACCGGCCGACTGAAGCGCAGCCACAAAGTCTTCCAGAACCGAGACATCTTCACCGGCCGCTTCCGCAAGGGCTTCAACATCCTCGCCGACGCGCGCCACGCCCGCTGGGTGCATGACGGCACGGCGAACGAGGGCCGCGGCTGGATCCGCCCGCGGACGAAGAGGGCGATGCGACTGCCCGCCGGCGGCGGCTATCCGACACTGATCCGCAAGCGGGTCCGTGGTCAGAAGCCCAACCCATGGCTGCGCCGCGCGGGCGAACTGGTGGCGCGTCGCTACTGAGCCGGTGCTAGCCTGATCCTGCCGTTATACGGAAGGAGTCGGCATGAGCATGCCCCAGACGTTCACCGCACACGTGAGCCGCAGAGCAGAGAAGGAGCGCCTCAATCAGCAGGCGCGCATCAACCTCGATACAAGAGACGACGACACTGGCGAGGTCACCTTTTCGGAGGCGTACACGTTTACTCGCCCCACCGAAGAGCGCCTGTTCCTGATGGCGACCGCATTCGGCGCGAGCTCGCGCCCCGAGAATGCCGCATCTGAGGTGGATGCCTGCCTCCGCGACATACTGCTGCACAACCCACCGAAGCCAGGCGCCCAGTCGCACGAACAGGAGCTCGGCACTGGCGAGTACCTGAAGCTGCGCAATCGCCTCACCGGCCCGCTGGAGCAGCGCATCCCGCTTGAGTTCCTGATGGACTTCCTGGGTCAGATGGTGGGGTACTGGTCAGATTTTCCTACCCAGCCGTCGTCCGACTCATCGCCGGAGCAGCCAACAACTGGTGGGAGATCGACGGGGCGTGTGCACTCGCCGGTGTCAACCCCCTCGAGCTTCCCCTCGGACGCTTTCTGACCCTCGTCTACGCCTGGTTCACGAAGGACATCGACGACCCGAAGGAGCACGCCAAGTTCTACGAGGCGATCATCGCTCCACTTTCAGGGGCGGACCCGGATAGAGTGTCCGCGAGGGTCGTCGAGGATGAGCTTGCCGAGTTCGGCGCGGCGATGTAGGCCCTGAGCCCGCGAGGAGGGGTCCATGAGCACGACGGTCGGTCGAGTCGACTGGATCGCGGGTATCGACGGCACCCTCCTCCCCAGCGAAGCGAAGAGGCTCGGCGATCGGATCGGTCAGGCTCTCGGCCAGGCCGCCGCTCGCCGGGCCTCTCGCTCGTTCGCGCAGGGGCTCGGCTCCGACTCCCAGATCAACGACCTCGGCGAGCTCCTCGGCCGGCGCCTCGCCGACCGGATGGGTGCGGCCTTCCGCGGCCGCTTCCAGGCCGCTCTCGGCGACGCCGGGGCATCCATCCGCCGAGCGCTCGACGCCGGGCCTGCCCGCCAGTTCGCAGAAGCTGCGGAGCGCGGCGTCTTCGTCATGCACGAGACCCGGGAAGCCGCCGACAGGGCCACCGACAGCACCGGCCGCCTCCGCGCGGCCGCCGACCGGCTGGGCGACAGCTTCCGCGGCGTCCAGGGCCGGGTGCGTTCGTTCTTCGCGGACGCCAGCGACGGCGGCCGCGGTCTCGGCTCGGTGATCAGCGGACTCAACGACCGCTGGCGCGGCATGACCCACGGGCTGCGCCAGGGCATCTTCTACGTCGGCCTGTTCATCAACCTGATCCCCTCGCTGGCGGTGCTGAGCTCGGCCGCCGGGTCCGGGTTGCTGGTGCTCGGCGGTGCGGTCGCCTCGCTCGGCATCGGCCTGATCGGCACCATCTCGGCGCTGACCGTCCTCATGGGCGACATCGACGGCCTGCCAGCGGAGCTCCGCCCAGCACGGGCCGGGCTCGACGACCTGAAGGACTCGTTCCGCGAGCTCGGCCGGGCCATGTCGATCGCTGCCTTCGCCCGGTCGGAGGGCGCGTGGCGCTCGCTCGGCTCCACGGTGCGCGCGCTCACCCCCGACTTCGAGGAGGTCGGCCGCGTCGTCGGCCGGCTGCTCGAGGATCTGGCCACCGAGCTCAAGCCGGGCACGAAGGCGTTCAAGGATCTCTCGGGCTTCGTGCGCTCCTCGGCGAGCGTCTTCGACCGGGTCGTCCGCTCCGTCGGGCAGCTGGGACGGGCCCTCCTGTCCGCCTTCAACAACCCCACCTTCCAGCGGGCGCTCGACGGGCTGCTCGGCTACCTCGACACCCTCATCGACCGCTTCGAGACCTTCGTCAACGGACCCGGGTTCGACGAGTGGATCGGCAACGGCATCCGCATCTTCGGGGCACTCGCCCCCCTGCTCGACACCACGGCCCGGATGCTCAACGACCTCGTCACCCCGGAGTCCGTCGACCGGCTCGTCGACTTCTTTGGCAACATCGAGCGGTTCATCGCCACTGGCGGCGCCGGCATCCTCGAATTCGCGAGCGAGCTCGACATCTTCGGCGTCATCGCGGATGCGCTGGGCACCTTCGGGGAGGCGCTCGAGCCGCTACGGCAGCCGATGATCGACCTCGCCGCGGGCGTGCGCGACATCCTCTCCAGCGGGATCGAGACCCTGGGTCCCGTCGTCAAGGCCGTCGCGGACGCGCTCGCGCCTCTGGTGCAGGGTCTCGCCGACTTCATGCGGCAGAACCCGGACGCCATCGCTGCAGGGCTCGTGGCCATCGCCGCCGGCTTCCTGGCCGTCAAGGGCGTCAACGGCATCGCCGGACTATCGGGCGTGCTCACCGACGTCATCGGCAAGTTCGACGACATCACGAAGAAGGCACCCACCTGGAAGGGTGCAGTCGCGGGTCTCGCCGCGGGCGTCCTGGCTTCTCTGCCGGGCGTCACGGATGGCGAGGTCGCGGGCCAGGACGTGGTCACCGGGCTCGTCGGCGGCCTGACCGCCGGCTTCGTCTTCGGTGGTCCGGTCGGCGCCGCGATCGGTGCGATCGGCGCGCTGCTGACCACCATGATCTCCGACATGATCAGCAGCCAGGAGGGGGTCTGGAACCAGGGCTGGGACCAGATCTTCGCTCCCGGCGACTACACCGGCGCCGGGATCGGCCAGTTCAAGCAGTGGCTCGACGAGCAGTTCGGCCCGTGGCTGACAGAGCTCGTCAACGGCTGGGGTTCGATCCTGACCACCTTCCGGGATGCCACGCTGCCCGCCTGGACCGCTGGCTTCATTGCCGGGTGGAACGGCTTCCTGGCGCAGATCACCGGCGACACGGGCGGCTGGCTCGACCAGATCGTCACCCGCTGGGGCGAGAACCTCGCCACGATCAAGAGCAACGTCGAGGGCTGGTGGGGCGGCGTCGTCGCCGGCTGGAACAACTTCTGGACCATGGTCGGCATCACCGTCGCAGTCGGCTGGAACCGAATCGTGTCCACGATCACCCAGGGACTCGGCGGCCTCGCCGGCGCGTGGAACGGCTTCTGGTCGGGGCTCGGCGGCATCGTCTCGAGCGTGTGGAGCGGCATCGTCTCCACCGTCGCCGGCGCCGTCAACTCGGTCATCAGCCTGGTCAACTCGCTGATCAGCAAGATCAACGCGGGACTCCGCGCCATCCGCGACCTGACGGGCGGCCTGGTGGACCTGAAGATCCCCAGCATCCCCGGTCTGCCGCGCGCTGCTGCGGGCATGATCACCCGGGGGCCGACGCTCGCCGGTGAGGACGGCCCGGAGCTCATCGTGCCGCTGCGGCGGCCGCTGAGTCGGATCAACCCGGAGGTCCGGGAGATCGCTCGCGAGATCCGCACCGGCGGCGACAACGTCACCACGATCGCGCCGGGCGCTATCGTGGTCGAGGACCGGTCGGGCGACCCACGCCGGACTGCCAACGAGGTTCTGACTCGACTGGCCGAACGGGCTGCCGGATAGGAGGCACTAGGTGCTCGATCACTACCTTGCCGTCGGTGGCAACGAGGTCGTCAACTCCGCGCGGGCATACGGCTACGCCCAGACCTCCGACTGCCCGGCGACGTGGCTCGAGGACCCGGAGTGCGACACGATCTCGGACGCCGAGGAGCACGGGATCGCGTACACCTACGACGAGATCTCGAAGGCCCCCTGGTATGACCCGGACGACCCGGATGTGACCGGTCGGTTCCTGGGGCTGTATGGCGTGGAGATCGCGGGCCTGTCGGACTCGACCAGACAGGCCACCGTCACCCAGAAGTCCGGCGACGGGGCAGTGACCTCCGGGTATCGCCACGGACCGCGCGAGGTCCGGGTCCGCGGTTGGCTGACCGCGAAGGGTGGCGACGCGCTCGAGGCGGGCATGACCTGGCTGCGCAACGTGCTCGAGCCGAACGCCTGCGGCATCCACGGCGGGGCGTGCGGCGAGGCGGACTCGGCGTTCTTCGTGGACTGCCCACCGCGCCGCCGTGACCACACGTACTACACCGACTGGGGCCTGCAGACCAACCTCATCACCAACCCGTCCTTCGAGACGATCACTCCTGGCTCGTTCTCCGAGGTGCGACGGAACCAGTTCACCGACCCTGCGGCGACGGGCCTCACGGCTTTCAGCGCGACGGCGGGGCAGTCGACACTGAGCCAGGTGGGAGGAGTGCCCCACTGGGCGATCGAGACCGATCAGCCGGTCGGCATCCGCACCATCGGAACCCCCGCCTTCGTCGTCGGCCAGAGTTATCGGATCCTCCTCCGGGCCCGGGCGAACCGGACCCTCACCGGCAACCTCCGCCTGGGTAGCACCAACGGACCGCCGATCGCCATCACGAGCGAGTGGCAGTGGTTTGAGACCACCCAGTCCGCTGCGACGTCCGCCGTCACGAACACCGGGATCGTCCTCACCACCGCCGGCGGGCATGTCGCCGGCGACTGGGTGGAGATCGACCGAGTTCTCATCGCCGCCGGAGGTGACGTGGGGGACTGGTTCAGCGGAGCGTCCCCGACGACCGATTCTGACCTGGACTACGTCTGGGTGGGCACTGCGAACGCCAGCGCGAGCGTACTCCGGGGCGTCAAGGTGGCTGGCCAGCCGGCGAGCGCTCAGCAGTGCGCTGCGGTGTCGTCCACCCAGTGGGCGGCGAGCCGTGCAGCCTCCGTGCGCGTCATCCCCACGGGATCCGGGACCAACTCCACGTACTTCTCGACGCTGGCAACCCTCGGCTTGGAGACGGGCAAGACCTACACGGCACTCGCCACCGCTCGGCTCGTGGCGCCCCAAGCCGGGGCCCTGCACGCCCGGGCCCGCTCTTTGTCCCTCAGTGCGGGCGACGTCGTGGCCCAAGCCCCGAACGCCGCGGGGGTCTACCCGCTGCGGATCACGTTCACCATCGACGGCACCACCATCACAACTGCGACTACCCTGTCGCTCTACAACGGAGCGTCGGCGGGCAATGGGGACGTCTGGTTCGACGACTTCTTGATCGTCGAAGGGGTGTACACGGGTGGCTACTTCGACGGTGATACCCCGGATGACCCTGGCACGGGCGGCCTCGAGCCGCTCTACCGCTATGGCTGGACCGGCGCGGCAGATGCGTCCACCTCGACCTACGAGTCGCGTGCGTTCTACATCGGGCCCGAGCCCGACGAGACGTACTACCCGCACGTCGACAACTGGCGCCGATACCTGCACAGTGTGCGCGGCATCTCCGGCCCGTTCGCCATTCGAGAGGCCAAGTCGAAGGACGGCATCCATGTCGGCCGCCTCGTCGAGTTCACGCTGCTGGCGGAGGTGCCATGGGTGTTCGGCGCGACACGTGAGCTCGACCTGCCGCCGACCGTGCCGGGCGTGGTGCAGGACATCGCCTACAACCTGCTCCCCTTCCCCAGCATGGAGCTCACGGAGGGGGCCGGGTTCACCGTCGCGACCAACTATGCGACGAACCCGAGTCTCGAGACGAACTCGACGCAGTGGGCGGCATCCGTTGCCCTGAACTCCGGCAGCGCCCCGGACGCCTACTTCACCAGCGGCCGCGTCACGGGCGAGCTCGCTGCCGCCGGCGTCGCGTCGATGCGCGCCCGCATCCTCGGCAACGGGTCGACGTCAGCCAGCGGCCAGGCGCGCATGCAGATCTACATGACTCAGGACGTCGCCGCGATCGACCCAGACGAGCGCCCGTCGTTCAGCATCTGGGCTGCCGCAGTCTCGGTGGGTGGAGCCACGGGCGCTCAGATCGTCAGCCTGCGGGGACAGGTGGAACTCGGCGACGGGGGGCCGAACCCCATCCTGGTCCTGGACATGGGGACCGTCACTGCCGCAGCAGACGTCGCAGGCCACGCCTTCACCGCCCCCTCCACCAGCATTCCGCCGGGCGTGACGATCGCTCGGATCTACGTCACCGCGGTGGTCAATTGGTCCTCGAACGCCACGCCCGCCAGCAACTCGGACATCCGCCTCTATGCTGATGCTGTCGCCATCACGGTGCCGTAAGGGGAGGGTCTGACATGGTAACGATCGGCCCCCTGAACAAGACCCAGCCGGCCACCCAGTTCTGGATGGATGCCTACGCGACGGCATCCAACAGCAGCGGCACCAACGTCCACATCGTGCTGCGCGCTTACAACGGCCCGGGCGGCACCACCGGGTCGCAGTACAACGGCGCCGGTGAGCACGTCGGTACGATCGACGGCGTCGCCGGGGCTGTTGTCCGATCCAGCAACCCCTTCCTGCCTGGCGGCTACCAGAACGGGCAGCTGCGCTGGGAGCACCACGGCGACATCCACGTGTATCACGCCGGGGCGATCAACGTCACCGTGCGGATGCGGACGACGTACGGAAACGTCAACGAGTCCCACACGGCGACCCTCAGCCTGGCTGCGGTCGCCACGGTCCCGCCCGCCCCGGCGCCTGTCGGGTTCACCAGCATCACCACCACCTCGCTGACGTACCTCTTCCAGAACCAGGGCGACGGCGGCGCGCCGGTCCTCGAGTGGCAGTCGCAGATGGCGACGGACTCCGCGTTCACGCAGAACGTGGCCGAGCGCTTCCATGCCACCTCGGGATCCCACAACTACACGGGACGAACCCCGGGCACCAATCAGTTCGCTCGCTCACGCGGCCGCAACATGATGGGGTGGGGCCCATGGTCGGCAGTGACCTCGCAGGCAACACTCCCGGCCACACCTCCAGGCGTGACCATCACGCCATCCCTCTCGGGGACGTCGGCGACGATCGCCCTGTCGCCGCCTGGCGGCGCGACAGGCGTCACCAAGTATCGCGTCGAGCGGCGCGTCGGGTCCGGCTCGGTCACAGCAGTCGAGCAGGCAAACTCACCCATCGTCATCCCCGGCCTCTCCCCCGGCACTATCTATCAGTGGCGCGCGAGCGCGTTCTTCGGCTCATACCAGAGCCCGATGTCGGACTGGACGCCGGTTCAGCAGCCGAACCCGAACACGAACCCCGGCGACTACTTCGACGGCGCCTCGCCGGCTCGCACGGACATCACGTTCGGATGGCTCGGCACGGCGAACCTCTCCGCATCACGAGCCATAGGCGTGCCGGTTCGCGGGTGGTACGGCGCCGAGGCTCCGATCCAGCGCGTCACCGGCGGTCGCTCCGGCGGATTCTACGGCCGCTACACGTTCCTGGCAGATCGCAGCGGGCCTGACGCCTACCTCTCCCTCGACGTCGGGGTCTTCGTTCCCGTGGAGGAGAACGCCACCTATGTCGCCAGCGTGCATGTGCGCCCGTCACGCCCCCAGCGCCTGGTGATGGACATCCTGTGGTGGGATGATGCGGATGTCTTCGTGGGCCTCTCGACCGGCGTTCCGGTCGTCGTGGACGACACGACGGGGTGGACTCGAGTCTGGGTCTCCGATCGCACGCCGTCCTTGGCGACGAAGATGAGCTTCCGCGTCTACGACACCGAGGGTGATGGGTGGTCCGAGTGGCTCTCGGGCGACACACTCGACATCGACGATGCCATGGTGTCGCTCGCCGCCCTGTTCCCCTACTTCGACGGCAACACCCCCGACACCAACGAGTTTGACTACCAGTGGCTGGGTCTGCCGAACGAGTCGGTCTCGGCGCGCAACGAGCTCCCGCCGCAGTTCGTGGACCTGCTGGCCGACCCGGACTGCCCGCCGCTGCCCACCCCGCCGACGCTGCCCACGATCCTCTCCGACTGCATCGAGGAGACGGGAACGTGGCGCCGTTACGTGCTGACGATCCCGTCGGTCGAGGTGCGGGAGTGGTCCTCGACCCTGCCGACCCTGGTGCTGCGCACGGGCGTGGAAGCGGAACGCCAGGTGCGCATCCGCTACTACGGCAACCCGAACGGCCTGCCGCCGGAAGAGGTCGTGGAGGATGGCTGGGAGTCGGAGCAGATCCTGACCTACATCCCGCCACTGACCGAGATGCGGCTCGACGGCGTCACGCAGCGCGTCACGGCGGCCGTCGCCGGCAACGCGCCGATCTCTGCGAACCGACTGCTGTACGGAACCGGCGGCGTGCCGGCGACATGGCCTGAGCTCCGCTGCGGCATCGGGTATGTCGTTACTCTGGACGTGCCCCTGGATGCCCCGGCTGGAAACCTCGAGACCCGCATCCTCGTCACCCAAAGGATGTGAGCTATGGCGGAAGCCAAGGCCACCTGTGTCGAACACCACACCGCGTTCATCTATGAGCGCGGTGGCGCGCGTCGGATCGACGAACTCACCAGCCTCTCGCAGGTGGTCTGGTCACGAGTCCGAGACAACACGTCGGAGGGGATGATCCGGCTCGAGGGCGAGTCCTGCAGCGAGAACGCCAGCATCATCAACCAGGCCCGGACTCACCGGCACGAGCTCGTTCTGTTCCGCGGCCGCGAGCGCGTCTGGGAAGGGCCGATCCACCGGATCGCGTCGCACTCGACCTACGCCGAGATCCACGCGAAGGACGTCTCGACCTACCTGAACTACCAGCCGCTGACGCAGCGCTACTCGAACGCCACCGAGGGCGGCGTCGAGCACGTCGACACGGTGACTGGACGCATCGAGAAGATCATCCAGTACGAGCTCGCCAACGGCCGCACCATGCAGGTGTCGAAGAACCCGCAGAACGACGCCGAGGTGCCGGGCCTGATCGACGAGGGCTGGACCATCGTCGATGCCGGTGACCACTGGCTGGTCACCCTGAAGGCATTCGAGGCGCTCGATCCACCCATCAACGTGCTGCCGTTCCTGGATGTCCGCCACTTCCCGAACGAGGCCGAGACCGCCATGGTCACGGAGGCGTACGAGACCACCGTGGGGGCGCACCTGCAGTCGCTCGCCCGGCAGAATGGCATCGACTTCACAGTGCTCGGTCGCAAGCTCCTGATCTGGGATGTCTCCCGGCACCTTGGCGTGCTCGGCACGATGACCGCGAACGACTTCGAGAGCGACGTGATCGTCACCGAGTACGGCGCCGATCACACGCAGGCGGCGTACTCGGTCGGCCAGAACGGCATGTACGGCCAGGCGCTGCAGCTGCGCAACCTGGACTTCTACGGGCCGTGGACCACGATGTACACGATCTACCACGAGGAGGGCAACGAGGCCCCCTCGCAGCCGGAGCTCGACTCGCAGGCGAGCCGCAACCTCAGTGGTCGCTCGCCGGCGCCGATCGAGGTGCGCGTCCCCGACGGCTCGTCGATCCTGCTGAACCCGGACATCCAGCTGAACTCGCTGGTGCCTGGCGTGCAGGTTCCGCTGCGCGCGACGCTGAACTACCGGCCGCTCGCGCAGCAGCAGAAGATCGACATCGTGAAGGTGATCGAGACCGCGGAGGGCGAGAAGATCCAGGTCACCCTGACGCCGGCAACCCGCGCCGACTCCGACGCCCCCGAGGAGGAGTGATGACCGACCCGTACTCACGCACTCCCGAGGGCATGTTCGATCGGATCCTGCAGCGGATCGGCGGCCTCGAGACACGGCTCGCGCGTGGCATCACGCCGCCACAGCTGAAGGATGTCGGGCGCGGCACCACAGCCGAGCGGGACGCACTGTTCGGCGACTCGGCTCTGTTCACGACCCCCGAGAAGATCGCGTTGGCGAACAGAAGGATCGTCTGGTTCAACATCGACAAGGACTGGGAAGAGTCGTTCTACGCGCCTGTCGGCTGGGCGAGCCAGGGTCTCGTCGTGCCGGGCCTGACCGGCGGTGCGACTTCCGGGTGGTATCCCACCGGACTCGGTCCTGAGATCGTTCTCGAACCGTCGACCACCTTCAACGCCTCGAGCGGCGCGCTCATCGGTGGCTGGAACGCCGTGATCCGCGAGCGCGGCGGGGCCGACTGGTTCACCTCCGACACCAATGGGGTGCGGTTCCTCCGATACGGCTACTACGACCTGTCGTGGTGGACTCTGCAGAGCACCGGAACGGGCGCCGCGGACTATCACACGCAGATCAGGAATTCGACCGACGCCACCATCGAATGGCGGTCCAACGTCGGGGGCCAGCCGCTCAGCACGATCTTCACCAGCGTCGGCGCCGAGTATTCATCGATCTTCGTCGCCGCGACAGAGCGCTTCCGAGTGGTGTGCCAGACCGGGACTCTGGTGGTTCACCAGGTGACCGCCGGCACACCCCGTCCCGCCACGCGCGGCCAGATGCTGGTCAGGTATGTGCGGCCTCCGGTCGTTCCCATCCCGTAAGGAACAGCAATGACACTCCCCGAATACCCGTGGTGGCCGGTCTGTAAGGACTGCGGCCTCCACACGGTGGACCCCGGCGCCCCGCCGCGCTACGACGTTCTCAACCCCGACTTCGACTCGAACGTGCAGGACATGTCCGAGGTCGGCCCGTACGACGAGGAATGCTTCGCCAACACCATCACGGGCCAACATGTCGCCGAGCAGGAGCCCATGGCAGAATAGGCCCGACCAGAGGGGCGACCATGTACGCACTGCCAACCACCACCGACTATGTCTCGTGCTCGAGGCAGTGCCACCTCGATCGGGAAACCCCGAGCTCCGAGCCGGGCACCGACTATGGCGTCGCGTACGGCTCGCCGCTGTTCGCCGTCGAGGCCGGCCGCGTCACCTACACGCGCACCGGCAACCACGGGCCGACCGGCCGGTACGTCGAGTACGTGCTCGACGACGGGCGCACCACGCGCTCACTGCACCTGGCTGAGGTGTGGGTGAAGCCCGGTGATCGCGTCGCTCGCGGTCAGCAGATCGGCAAGACCGGCGCCTCCGGCAACGGCTCGGACTGGGGCTACGGCGCGCACGTACACCAGACCCTCTGGCCTGGCGCGGCGTGGGCGGCGCCGACGCTCGACTTCGAGCACTACGTCGGCGGCGGCCCCATCGACGGCAACCAGCGCATCGTGGGCCCCAACGGTGTCAAGGGCCGGGCCCCGGAGCCCACGACGGCATCCCCCGAGGTCGACTTCCTGAAGGCGGGCGTGGTTGGCACGTTCAACGGATGGAAGAACGGCGAGAACGTCAGCGGGAACCCGGTGTGGTTCCGTGGCATCTCGGGCAACTGGTTCTGGTCGGGCGGCTTCACCGACACTGGCACGCATGACCTGACCGATCTGAACCCGCCGGCACCGCCGGTCATCCAGCCGTACCAGCGCAAGGTAGGGCCGAACGGCGCGAACGGAAGGCTGCAGCCGTCGACCGCGGGCGGCGTCACCCAGACGCTCAACCCCGGGGCCGTCGGCGACTTCAACGGCTGGATCAACGGCGAGGTTGTGGAGGGCAACGGCGTCTGGTTCCGTGGCTCGATCTCCGGCGACTACTTCTGGTCGGGTGGGTTCGAGGACAAAGGCACGCATGACCTCGCGGACCTGAACCCGCCGAAGCCGCCGGAGAAGATCACGCGCACGGTGGGCGAGAACCCCTCGAACGTGCGCGGCAAGCCGTATACGAGCGTTGCATCCGTCGCCGTCGAGGCAGCCGGCGCCGTCATCGAGATGAAGGCGTTCGCGCACAGTCAGGAGGTGGAGGGCCAGGACGTCTGGTTCCAGCGCGCCGCCGACGGACTGTGGCAGTGGGCGGGCGGCTTCACCGATCAGTCCACGACGGGCCTGGTCGAGGTGGAGGCGCCGCCGGATGGCACGGACCCGGACGACGACGAGTACACGCCCGACATGGTCACGCCGACGGCCGCCGACTACCCGGCGTGGATCCGCTACGACGAGCGGATCGACCCGGAGTGTCTCAAGCCCGACCTGAACAAGGCGGCGTACGAGTATTACGGCACCAAGTACTACCCGATCGAGTCGCACACGCACTGGTGGAACGAGCCCGGCGAGGGTGGCTCGCATGACGGAAACGTCAACTACATCCAGGGCAAGGCCGGGCTGTCGGTGAACTACGTGCTCTCGGCCGGCCGGATCACGCTCATGGTCCCGCTGCACCTGATCGCGGCGACGACTGGCCAGCGCAACCCGTACGCCTGGAAGAGCGAGAATGACCCGCTCATCACCACGTCGGACTCCGACCTCGGCTACAAGACGCTCGGCTTCCTGCACTACATCGTCGAGGTGAAGAACCCCTACCTGCGAGCGCAGCCGATCCGCCTCCACAAGGAGTTCTACGAGACGACCTGCTCGAGGATCGACACGGCCAAGGTGCGCGCATTCGCCGACATGTTCCACTCCGGTGCGCTCGACCCCGCCACGGGCGAGCCTCCCGTGGGGCCGCCCGTGGAGTTCGTCCAGATCCCGGTCGCTGACGCTGAGGAGATGCTGGCTGCGTCGGCGTATCTCTCCGAGGTACTCACTGAGGCACTCGGGGACCAGACGTGAACCCGATGCTGGCGATGGTCGTGCAAGCCCTCGTCGTCAGCATCGACGCTCTGAAGGGCGAAGCCAGCCCGAACGGCGGGTCGATCATCATCGACCTCCTGGACTTGCAGTGGTGGCAGACCCTGCTCGTGATCCTGGCAGGACTCGGACTCTCGCCGGCGCCGTGGATCCTGGGCCTGGCGATGAACCGGATCGAGTTCGTCGCCCCAGCGGCCGCGCGGCACAAGGCGGCCATGGAGGAGCAGGCCCGTCATTACGAGGCCCTACTCACCCTCGAGCGTGCGCGTTACGCTGAGCTCTACAAGTCCAACGAGGCGAACGCTGAGGCCGCCGAGGGCCATCGGTCCCGGGCCGAGAAGGTAACGGATGCCGCATTCGCCATGACAGAGGTCGTGCGGGCGAACACGCACGTCATCCAATCTCTTAACGAGATCGCCCGAGAGGCGTCGGAGGCATGAGCGAAAAGCAGGAAGGGCCAGAGTACGAACTGCCCGCCGGGGTGGCTGATACAGCCGTGCACGAGCGCGAGGTGGCGGAGAACAGGCTGCGCACTGCGGAGATCGGGGTGGAGCGCACCAACATGGTTGTCGATATGCTGCTGGCGTCCGTGCGCGCCGTGAACGAACTGCACGTCGAGAATGGTTATGCTCCGAAACTGCGAGCCATCTTTAGGAGTTGAAGTGACCATCTGGCAGTACATTGCGAGCCTCGGCCTAGCCCCTTCGGACTGGCTTCTCTTCTCGTGCGCGTTGCCGATCGCGTGGTTCGTGCTCGTCTACGGCTTCTTCACGAAGTGGTGGGAAGACCCGTTCGGCTGGATCATTCTCAGCGGCGCGCTCGGGCTTCTGCTCGTGCTCGCCAGCATCATCTTCTCCGTCTTCACGGGCAACCGGATCGTCGAGCCGGTGCGCATCGTGCTGTACGGGCTGATCCTGATCTCATGGCTGGGCAAGGATGTCGTCCTCCACCGTGAACGCCACCGCGGCAAGGCGCAGCGGATGGCTCGCAAGAAGGAACGGTCGCTCAGTGGCGACACGTTCACTGGCACGATCTACTGAAGGGGAACAACATGGTCCTGAACAAGTACGCCGCGGGCCTGCTCACGCTCGTGGGCACGCTGGTCTACGCGCTGCAGCTGGCGCTGGCCGACAACGTCTTCACCCCGCAGGAGCAGTGGGAGTTCGGCGGCCTGGCCGCGGGCTCGGCGGTGGCGATCTTCGTCCCGCTGCTGAAGACCGGATGGGCTGCCCTGCTCAAGGTCGGCGGTAACGTCATCGTCGCGGTCGCTGGTGCGATCGTCGGTGTGATCGTGGCCGGCGGCGAGTGGCAGACGTCGACCACGATGGCGATCATCTTCGCCGGCGTGAACGCCCTGCTCACCCAGCTGGGCGTGTCGATGCGCACGGACTCCGTGAAGGAGGCTCTGGCGGCGCCGGATGTCTCCGACCGGGTGCCGGTCTACGTGGACAAGCAGGCCGTGAAGGTGGTCCTGGCGCACGGCGACGTCGGCAGCGCCGTCGGCTGAACGCACGAAAGCCCCCAGCCAGATCGGCTGGGGGCTTTCTGCTGCCTGCTATGTGTGGTCCTCGAGCAGCAGGACTCGGATCTGGAGGCCGCCGATGAACAGCAGCGGCCAGCCCGGCATGCCGAGTACCTGCTCGCCGGTCCGCCACTCCTCGACAACGCCGACGATGCCGACGACTCCGATGCCGATGGCAATGAGGAGCGAGATCGCGAAGCCGGCCCTCATCGGTCCTCCCACCCCCCGAAGTCGACTGCCTCGTCGATCCACCCCGACGAGGCCGAGACGCCAGAATGCGATCTAAGCGCCTGACCCCCCGTTTGGGTAGGGCGACCCGTCGAAGCCTCAGATAGGCGCAGGGCGCCTGGACTGGGCGTCAGCGCGAGCCGATTCCGTTCTGGGGGGGTCTGCATACTGCGGCCGATCTCCAGGAACGCCCTTCCCATGGCCTCGAACGCGGACCCGAAGAGCTCGCTGAGGTGTGCGAAGAAAGCCGCCATGGCGGGCAGCATATCCAGCGCCTGCTCCTGTTCGAGGCGACGCTGCTTGCGGATGGCGCGACCTGCGCGCCGACGGTCAGGGTGCATTGGAACTCCTTCCGAGGATCAGACTGGAGGGCGGCTGCTGCCAGTTTCCCTCCCCGCGCGCGATCGCCGCCAGGGCGTTCGTGCGCATGGCCTCGCCGAGGATGGCGTAGCCCTTGTCGAGCAGTCGCCACCGGGACGGGACCATCTTCGGGTTCTTCTCCGTGCCCTCGTTCACCCAGTGGGTGACGACGGCGGACCCGTCGTTCCGAGCAGCGAGCTCGGCGACGGTCGGGACGGGCACGTCATCCGGGTGTGACATCGCCGACCCACCGATAGTCGTAGCCGTCGGGTGGTGGCGTGCTGCCGTCGAAGTAGGGCGTGAGCTCGTTGGCCACCACGGAGACGTCCCCGAAGTCCACGTTCTTGAGCGTCTGGTCGACCATGAATCGGTAGCTGACCGTATGCCACACTCCGCGACGGACCTCGGCGACCATGACCATCCCTCGCGGGATCTGCACGTTCACCCGAGCCACGTTCTCGCGCGCGTCGACCAGCTGCTCCTCGAGCTCGCGGATGCGCTTCGCCTTCCGTCCCCACATCACAGTTCTCCCTTCCGTGCCGCGCGCAGCACGTCACGTGCAGAGCCGACCTCGAGCAGCTTCTGCACCTTCGGCAGGCATGACCGGCAGACGGTCATGCCGAACACGACGAACGTGCCGGGAGCCGATGGCCTCCCGGCGAGCTCGTGCGTCACGCACCGTAGTTCGTTGGTCACAGCCCGAACGCCAGCCGGTAGAGCCAGACGGCGAGTGGGCCGCCGAAGATGACGAGCGCGCCGATGAGCAGGACCCACGACCCTGCGTTCATCGGCACCCGCTCGGGCTTCGGTTCCTCCGGCTCCTGGCCGGGGCGGATGGGCTTCGGGTCGTTCATGCGAGTGTCCGATCTCCGAACGAGAGTCCGGTGGTGGTGACGTACTTCGGGAGGTGGTGAGCCATCTGCTTTGCCATGACGGTCGCGAGCTCCTTCTTCACGTAGCCGAGGGTGAGGTGCGGCTTGTACTCGGCGTAGGTGTCGACGTGCGGCAGGACCGACAGTGCCGCGTTCCAGTTGCGCAGCGGCTCGTCATCGATGCGCGCGACGATGCAGGCATAGCCGAGCTCGGACACCGCCGGCTCCTCGAAAATCTCCACGATGTCGGTCCGCAGTACCGTACCAGGCTCGTAGTCCACCATCAGCTGACCGATGGCGTTGATGCTGCGAGGCGTGTACGCCTTCTCGAGCAGGCCGTACTTCACCGTGACGTGGGCGCCGGTCTCAGCGACCGGGCCCTTCACCCAGGGCCACCGATGCCCCTCGGGGGCGTAGACCCAGACGTCCTCGGTGTCGCCGAAGCCGACCCACTCTCTCACGGGCAGCGGGTCGACCTTGAGCATGACGACGCCGAGGTCGCTGAGGTTGAAGCCGAACTCCCGGAGGAGCTCGGCGTGGTTGTGTGCGGTCATGCGGAGATCTCCTTCTGAGTGTCGGCGTACCGCTGGAACGCGGTCACCGGGCGATTCTTGTCGTCGGCGCCGAGGATCAGGTAGGGGAACATGACCTCGGGCAAGGTGACCATGCCGGCGTCGATGATCGCCAGCTGCGCGCGCAGCCAGTCGTGGGCGATCCGCCATGCCACGCGGTTCGCCTGCTCGATGGTCTGGTAGCGCTTCTCGACCCGGTCGCGGATCAGGGTCTGGCGCACGCCCTCCGCGTTGATCGGCAGCGCGTACTGGCGCTCGCCCCACGGCGTGTCCAGGCGGAAGACGAGGGCGGTGGGGTCACCGTGGTCCCCGTACTCGGTCTGGATGCCCCGGACCTTCGCCTTCGTGAGCATCTTCGTGATCTTGTCGAGCGTGCCCGAGACCTGCACGGTTGTGGTGTAGCCGGCGATCGGCATCAGCTGGCTCCTCTCTTGGCGCGTAGGCGGTCACGGCGTTTCAGCCACCGTTTCACCCTGGTCTTCTCGACGTCGAAGCGGAAGGTGGTCCCCCACTGCGGGTTCGAGTCCATGCTGATCGTGATGTACCTGCCGGTGAGCGCCGCCCAGGCGAGCGCCCAGCGCAGGGTCCAGGGGACCTTCATCAGAACTCCCCGATCTCGTCGACCATCTGCTGGTAGAGGGCCTCGGCCTGGCGACCTCCGAGGATCATCTGGCAGCGGTCCGCGACAGCCAGCAGGTCACTGGGCGTCATGCCCACCGGTGACAGCGTGACGGGGTGCCCCGGGTTGGTGTGGGCGGCGTATGCCAACTGGCGGGCCATGCTCTCGATCGCCGTTCGCCGGCGCACCTCGTCGATGTACGCCTTGTGCAGCGGCTCGGGCGGAACCCAGCCCTCCGGCTTCATCACCTTGCCGTCCGACTCGCGGATGATCGGCTTCCCGTCGGCCCCCAGCTTCGCCATGTTGGCGCCCTGGATGTTGCCCCAGAACGGCATCATGTCGTGGCCGAGAACGACGAAGCCGCCGACCCCGAAGTAGATGCTGTCGCCCAGCGCGTCGACCGCCTTGACCAGGTCGCCTTCGTCGCACGCCTCCTCGAGCTCGGTGGCCTCCTCGTGCAGCCACGCCGCTCGCTTGCGCAGCAGGTCGGCGACCGCAGGCGTCATCGCCTCCACGGGGAATTCCGGCGCCGGGTGTCCGAACGCCTTGTGGAACTGGCCGACATCTAGCTGAAGCTTGTTCATGGTTCTCCTTCGCGAGAGTGGGGGCCGGGCCGGAACCCGGCCCCCAGGTGGGTTACTGCTGGTGGCGACGACGCGCGGCCGCCGTGGCGGCGAGCGCCAGTCCGAGAGCCAGGAGGGCCGCGGCGGTGATGCCGACGGCACTCAGGTCCGGGCCACCGGTGACGGCGAGCGCCTCCGGCGTGGCCGCGGCGGGAACCACGGGCGCCGGCGTCTCGGTCGGCTCAGGCGTCGGCTCCTCGTCGACCGGGGGCACCGGGCACTCGAGCGCCGCGATCTCCTCGGCCGTGAGGTCACGCTCGCGCGTC